CTTTTGCTGGATATTCTGGTTTTAAAAAAGTATATAGTCCAGAAGTCCCCAAATATACTGGATTTTGAGATGTTCCGCCAATAGTATTTAGTTCATGAACTATACCTGTTTTCGTTGCAAGACCCATCTCTCCATTCAATATATCTGACGACAACATAAAATCTGCAAGTGCTGATTGTTCTGTTGAATTGTCTGCATATTCTACTATATAGTAATCATTTACTGAATCATGTCCAGTCATCCTAACTAATCTGCCATTTAGCAGAGTTGAGCCAGTAATATTCTTTACTGGAAAGGTTTGTTCTTGACTTAATTGTATTATAGTATTTGGTGTTTTTAAATTCACGGTCATATCATGAGCATTCCACCCAATCTCTCCTGAGTTGATTACTACCAATGGGTTAACGGTATTTAACTTTATTCCTGAAGTAGCAACTGAGTGAGTGTTTAGGTTAACATCTCTATTAGCATTATCGTAAGGAACATAGTATCTTCTTAAATGTGCATCTGTTGCAAGTTTAATCCACTGATTAGGGGAAAAAGCCATTCCCTTATAAAGCCAGATAGAACTATCAATTGCATATACACTAAAAGAAGCACTCTGAATAGCTCTAAAATTAATAGGGTCTATTGGTTTTATATCTTGTCCATTTGTTAAAATAGAGAAGAGTAATAATATAGAAGCGAGTATTTTTTTCATCGTTTTAGTAATATATATCCACTATATAAATCTGGTAAATCAAAAGTTATACTTTGTAAGATTCCATCTACTCTATGCCAAGTTGGTTCTGTTTGCTTATGCTCCCATTCTTGATCATCTCCTGAATAGGTTAATAGTTGAACGCTAGGATAATTAGAATAAAGTTCTAAATACAACTCCTCATAATTTTCTATTAATGGGGTTGAAGTATTTGAGAATTCTATTTTTGCTGGTTTATAAAACTCAAATAATTGGAATGGGGTTATATATTTAGTATTTTCTTTACCAATTAAAACTTCCTCATCTGTTGCTTTTTTTACAAGTCCCTCTTGATCTTCTGTAGCATATTTATTTTTAATTACATATCTTCCATCTTCTAAAATAGAGATTATAAAATATTCTTCTTGTAAGAATCCAGGAATTGAACTTGAACCTCCTTCAACAGATAATAGAGCAACTTTTTGGTCTTTTACTTCTCCTTCATTATCAAAAGGAAAAAATATAGCATTTCCATTACTTACTTTTTGTTTTGTTGTTAAAAATGGTAGAAATACTCCTTTTTGTGATAAAAGCACTTCTTCCCATAAATTGGTATTTAGGTTATAGAAGTACTTTTTACCATTATTTAGATTATACCAAATAAAGGAAATATCAGCCGGTGCTTTGTCTGAAAAAGCTAATATTTTAGTATTGTCTAAATTTTTTACTAACATTATATGCTAGGATAATATATTTGAAATAATGAATTTGAACTAAGGATCAAGACACCATCTAAATCTCTCATTAAAAATCCTCTAAACCTAGGTAAGGTATTTACAGGGATTTTAATATCATAATTTGGTGTTAAATATTGGTCTGGAACATATTTAACTCCTTCAATAGATTTTATTGTAGCCAAAATGTCATCCCACTCAACTAACCCTACTGCTTCATCCCAATATCTATAATCAATTAATTTATTTAGTTTGGTTTGAATTTCTTGACGAATTGTATCTGGTGAATATCCTGGTGCAATACTTATTCTGAAATCTAAATCAATTGGAGTGTAGATAATATTTTGAAGTATAATTCCCTGTTCACCGTAAAAATTGTAATTTAAGCTTGATATTCCTAAATAAGGAATAAGATAAATTAATAGTGTACCTAGTTCTTCTTCTGTAAGGTTAACTCCATTTTGGGTTGCTATTCCTAAAATAATATCGCCTAGAGCATTTCTACCTTGATGATATACTTTTAAAATATCTGAGTTTTGTGATTGAAGGACATTTTCTATTTTACTTAGAGTATCTTGAGCTAATAAATTAATACTCTCCTTTATTCTTTTCTTCAAGTGATCATCTTGTTCAATATCTCTTCCTCCAGAAGCTCCAAACTCATTTGTTAAGGCAATGTGCCCTATTGGGATAGGGGATATTCTCTTTAGAGAATTTGGTGCTATGTTTGCAATAACTCCTTCAACTTGGCTTCTTATTTTTACATAAGCCCATTTTAGAGGACCTAGTACGACAGTTTCTTCAAGATCAAAGACAATTCCATTGTTTCCTACCACTGTATTTACTCCTTGAGTATAAGTAGTTCCTTCATCTCCACTAACTATGATAGAAGTAGAGCTTTTGGAGGCTCCCTGTCTTGGTGCTATGCCTCTATCTTCAGCAATTTGATCTAGATGAGCTCCAAATGCTTCATCTGGTAAAAAATGACTTTCTGCAATAGCAAGTTCCTTCATAGCTTTTTGAGCTACTTTTGCTGTACCAAAAATAATCCCCATTAAGACTGAGTCTTGAGATACCTTAGTTACCTTACTTGTGTTATTTAGAAACTCTTCTAGAATAGCTTCTTTTAACTCTTCTAATGTTATTAGGGTAATTAACATAGTATTATAGTGAGAGTTGTGTTTGTAAAATTTCTTTATTCTTTGTTTCTATTTCTAGACTTAGTATTAGATTTCCTCCTTCTAAATATAGGTCTTTTATAGATACAGTTGAAAGAGTATCATCATTAGAAAATGTAGCAGTAATTTGCTTAAATAACATAGGATAACCTAAGCTATTTATTGATGAACCTATGAAGCTGGATTTTATTCCATTGGTTGGGTATTCTGGATTATCCCCTTGTCTTAAGGAAGATAGTATTTCTACTGCTTGGGTTGAGGTATCTCTATTACTTAATACTTCTAGATCATCATTTGTAAAAGTAATTGTTTTATTTATATCTGATCCCTTCAATAATTCACCAGTTAAATCTCCGACAACATCATTAATTTGAGTTGATGTGGAAGTAGTATTTAAATCAACTTTAAAAATAACCCCTCCTTCTGTTGTGTAATCTTCTTCAGATAGTTGATTATTTAAAGCAGTTTGAACCCAGGTGTTTTGAGAATCTATATCTCCTAATTTATTTTGAATTGTACTTTCAAGTGTTGCATTTTGAACTAAAACCAATTCTCCTAAATTTTGTTTATATAGAGATTTTTCTTTAGAGGTTCTTAAATATATATATATCTTAGAAATAATAATGAGTTTTGTGTTAATGTCCTCAATATTATCAAGCAACTCCCAATAAGCTGAACCTAAAAATAAATTTCTACCTTGAACTAAAAGTTGTTTAATCTCACTACATTCAAGAAGTAACCTTTCCAATTCTTTGAATGAGGACTCTTTCAAAGATTCTATTCCTAAATAATAATTAACAATATGGGGGTAATCTGCTTGGGTAAAATTATAGAAATCCTGTAAGAAAATTCTAAGATCTTTCTTATAAGTATGTAAAATAATATCAAAATACAATTCGAACATCCTTATAGAATTAAGAGGTTAATAATTCCCTTACATCTCCCGCAAGAGCATTAACTTCATTTGATATTATACTCATTGAAGCTGCTCTTAAAATATTTTTTGCTGCTTTTATAGAATCAATCCTTCCAATATTTTCAAGAGTTAAATCATAATCCCAGATCATATTTGTTTCTTCTCCTTGTCTCATAGAGAAGCTTTTAACTTTACAAATGTAATTATGTCCTGAGGCTGGATTATAAGCATACAGGGTATATGGTTTACCTTTAGAGTCTAAGGTATCTGATTTATCACAAATCCCTTCAAGTATCTTTACAGCTCCAAATCCTGTTTTTACAATTGGAGAAAATGTAGATGTTCTTAATTTAACCTTTTCCCCATAATGGACCAAATTTCCTGCTCTTAGAGACAAGTGAAAGGCTACTGAACTTATTCTTGTTGTACCAAAAGATAGAGCCAATTTCCGCCCAAAATTACCTGAAAGAGTTGTTAAGGTTGGGATAAAGATAGAAGATGTTAAACTAACTACCCCTCCCGCTGTAATAATATTGTTATTTACGAAATTTTTACTATATTTTAAGGATGAGGGCATTACTGGAAAGGTTAAAAATTCTTCAGTATCACCATCAGAATTCACCAATTCCAAAGAGAACATATAAAGTTCAAAATCATTAGGAAATAGAGCATTTAACCCTACCTTTCCTATTGAATTAAATAATCTCTTAAATTTTGCTGATTCGGATTCCATATAATGCAATATTAAGAAAAATCCTTAAATTCTCCAAGAAAACTCAAAATTCTTATTTAAGGATTTTGGAGAATTTAGTTTTCAATGTTTGGAATTGTATCGCATTTAAAATAGGCTGAGTGCCTAAAGCAGTTACTGTTGTTATTTTGGAAATTTCATCTAGGAGGTCATCTATTGCAGAAAGTAATGTTCCAGAAGCGGATTTAAATAAAATACCTTCCTTAGATATAATCTCTATATTCTCAGATACCTTTATACTTCCTTCTTCTTTTTCAATGAGAATATAGTTATCTCGAATATCTAATTTTGTTTTTCCTTTGGTAATTGTTACTAAATCCTTATTTTTAATAATCTCTAGTAAGATATCTCCCTCACTTGTTTTTATTTGTTCTGAGCTTTCACTAAATACCTTGGTGTTTTTACCATCTAATTCATATTTTTCAAGTGATTGGGTTTTAATATTATCTGAGGACAAACGTAAAGTACCCCCTTTTCCAAGGCTTAAAATAGAGATTACCCCACCTTCTCCCTCTAGATTTATTGAAATTGATTTATTTTTTGCATTTCCTTGAATTGAAACTAAACAATCATTTAATGTTTTGGTAAAATTAAACCCTCCTTCAGCTAAAGAAGAAGTCTCGTCCCCCCCATTTATTACCCCTGCAATAATAGGGATTTTCTTTAGAGGGTGAAGTACCCAAACAACTAGTGAACCTAATCCATCTACTTCTGTAGGAAATTCGAGATCATTCATTGCTGATTTTGATACTTTAACATTCTCGCTTTGCTCTCCGTTATCAGTTAACATTAAGACCCTTCCAGTCCTAAAAGCATTCAAAATATAAGTATCCCTATCGATATCTTTAGGAATTATTAAGTAACCTATGCCGGCAGAATACTTTATTCCTGGGATAGTTCTCCCTGTTGTGCGAGTTCTCATATAGTAATTGCATTTGTCGTTAAGGGACCTATTTCTATAGTTGGTTGAGGTTTATTTCTAAATTGTAATCTTTTTAAAAAGAAATTAAAAACATCTTCGTTTACCCTCCAAGTACTTAGTAATTTTACAACCCAATCAAAATTTCCTTCTTGCTTTACCCTTCTAAAATCTTCTTCTTTTAGAGACGTATCTATAATTTCAAAGTATTTGTTGATGTAAGATTTTACCATTCCATGAGATACTGTTAAAGTAGTAACTCTGTCGATAGTATCTCTTCCTTTAATGTACCTTTGATTCACTCCTTCGATATAGAAATATTCATCTGTTTTTTCGTAATAAACAATAGTTCCCACCTTGTACCTTCTATCTCCAACGATATTGAGTGTTCCTTTTCTTGTGAATGGAGAGTATTGATAAATATCTACTAGAAATTGGAGATCATATAGAGCTTGTTCTATAAATTTATTTGTTTGTAAATCGGTAGACTCTTCTGAATCAAATCTAAAATAATTTGAGCTTATTTCCAAAGGTCTTTCCCCCCAGATCTTAGTATAATGATCGAATCTCACAGCTTTTAAGTAAGCCCAAGCAACAGTAGAACCTGCTCCTGCAATAAGTCCTGTTGGCTCTAATCTATACCAAGAATAAATATCATCTTCATTAAAAGTTAAAAAGTCTGAGTAGACTAGATCTTTTGATATGGTAAAATGCTCTTCTCCAAATTTAGCTAGAGATAAAAAAGCATCCTTATTAAATGGTTTTGGTCTTACAGTTATGAAAAATTGATTTTTATAAGTATCTGTAATCATCTCAATAAAAGGTTCTTGAATCAATTTACTCAAATGATTCAAGATACTTCCATTTTGATTTCCTATTGAAGAATCTATAATATGTCTATCTTTAATAGTTTCATCCATTATAAATTTTACAATCTGCCAAATTCCCTTAGATTGAACTGTGTCTTTATCCCCTGGTAAAATATTAAAGTGAGTGCTTCTTTCATCTGCTCCGTTTTCACCACTACTTGCGTAGCTTGAAAATAATTCATCTGGACACACCTCCATTGATGAGAGTGCATTAATTATAAATTTTATAGAGACGTCGATTGTTTTATAATAATCTGAGATAAACCCAATTAAACGATTCTCTATTCTTGCTAATCCGTGTGAATCTAATCCATTTGCAAATAATCCTGTTTGAATAAAGCTTTCTGGGTAAAAGTAAATAGAATCATCCGAAAGTAATTTTGTGAGGTCTTTACCTCTAACAGAGATTTGAATATCTGCATTTGCATATCCCCTATTTATCTCACAACTTCCTACCATTCCTATCATATCATAGTAACCCTTTGCGATATTATCGACCCAAATAGGGTTAAACATATCATATCTGGTTTTTTCAAATATCTCTTCTATTTGTAATGGTTCATAGCTAATAAAGATAAGATCATTTTCAGAAATAATATTTGGGAAGTATAGTGATTCCTTAGAATCGCTATTCATTTCTGAACTTGCAATATAAGAGGATCCTTCTAAATTTACCCTATTTTTATCTATTTGCCAAACTCCCTCAATAAATTTTCCTTCAATAGGAGCTAAGTTAACTTGCCATCCCCCTGAGTTTAGTCCCTTAGTTGTACTTAATTGAGATATAAAAGGAGTAAGATTAACAAGACTATTTACCAATCCTGCACCTTTCCATAATGTTTTAGACCATAAATAAACAGATATTTGAGGATAATCGAATTTTAACTTGTCTTTAGTATTTAAAAATTTAGGTACATATTTTGTGTTCTTCATTAATCCCTCAAGGACACTTGATAAATAATAGGTCCTGGCGGGTTGTATAATAACTTGGTTGCTCCCTGAGATTAAAGAGATTGCTTTATTTAATTGATCTTTAGGAAGATAAAGAATGGTACCTTGTAAAATAATTAAATTCTCATTATCATTTGTAACATTATAAGGAATATAAGACGCAAATTCCTCTCTCTCCTCAATATAGGCTGCCCAAATACGATCAAAATTAGAAATCCCATTAAGTGAGATTTCTAAAATATCTGAGTAAATACTAATTCCTTGTACAACCCACCCATTTACGATGGAGAGTGGATTTGTAACAAAGTTCTTTAAGGTTGTCTTAGTTGATATTGGAAATGGAAGATAGTTACTCATTTTTAAGGCATAAAAGGTACATGAGGTAATCCTAAATGAACAACCTGATCTATTTTAAACATAGCAGCTTCTAAATAACTACCATTTTTTACTAAGGAATCTACAAGCTCATTGGTTGTTTTGTTGAGGGCCTTCATATTGTCAACCCATTCTGCAACTCCTGCCTTCATATCTTCACGAATTTTGGCAGTAATTAGAGCCTGTCCTGCTTCTCCGCTAACTGCAAAAGCATTCTTAACTTCTGCAGCTTCCTTCATGGTACTTGGCACATTTTCTGCACCCATCCCCATGATCTTATTAAGTTGATCCATTCGATCTCCTTCAGACATCCCTTTAGCGCCTATTCCCTTAAATAAGTTAGGATTCTTCTTAAAAGCTGCCCATAAGGTATTCATTTGATTTCTAGATATTTTACCTTCGAAAAAAGTTTTAGCTTGTTCTAGTCCCTGTTGATCCCCACCAGTTTCCCTAAATTGATTAAACATACCCTCTAAATATCCTGGAGTAGAAATTCCACCTTCTCTTAAATCAGCTATTGTATTCCAACTTGCTCCTGGATTCAATTTACTTAAAACCCGATACTCCATAGCTTTCTGAAACTCGTTTGCTCCTCCCTGAAGTCCTCCGTGTAAACCAGAAATTAATCCTGCTCCCCGAACATCTCCCCAAGGCCCACCTACCCCTTGAAAGGTAGAGACAATTTGAGCTAATAATTCAGGAGTAATTTGATTTATGCTTTGTGATAAAACTTGAGCAATTGTTCCCATTTGAGAAACTCCTAAACCTGCTCTTGCTCTATCTCCACCTTCTTTTTCAAGTCCTCTTGTAAATTCAGCTAAAGCCTTTGCAAATCCTCCTACACCTATACCACCTGTTGCCATAATTCCCATCATAGCACTCTGATCAATCCCATATGCTTTGCCGGCTCCAACCATTAATTGGGTTTCTGCAGCGATATTACCTGTAAAACCTCTTGATCTTGCGATTTGAGCACCTATAGGAGTCATTTCTGATTCGGCTAACCCAAATGGAGAACCTCCTCCAATAGCAGAACGTCCTGTTACTCCTCTTAAAGCACCGGCCCCTACTCCCTGAGCTTCCCATTCTTGAAGATGGCGCAATTGTCTTGCTTCCATTCCACCACCAAATATAGGTATCATCCCCCATAATTTGGCTTCAGCTTCTGATGAATTTCTACTTGAAGAAGTAATGGAATCAAGTGCTTTTATAGTACTTCCTAAAATAGCAACTACAGCAGCAAATCCCAATGTTTTACCAAACATAGAGATCATACTTTCACCTTCTCTAGGTTTGGTTTCTTGATCTTGTTTGCCGTCAGCACCGGCACCTCCAGCTCGTCCTCTCCCATTCCTTCCACCGCCGCCAGCTCCACCTCCTCCTGCAGGGATTAAAATAGGGTTTCCATTTTCGTCTATAGCAGTTCCTGCTGCAGTTGGAGAATATCTTGTAGGGTCTTCCTTAATTACATCAATTAATTCCCTGAGTAATTTTACTTGAAGAGCTTCAAGGTTTGATTCTTCGTTTAATTGTTGAAATTTATCTTCGTAACCAGATTTTATCTCTTTTTGAGCATCTAAATCTCCTCTTACTCCTCCTAGTTCCTCTCGCCTCTGAGCTTTTAAATCTGCTTCACGTATTTCTTTATTGAGTTGGTTTTTTCTTTCAAGAGCACTTATTTCTTTATTAAGATAATCTATAACTTCTTTACTGGATTGAGCTCTGCTCTGTGCCTCAGAAACCATTTCTCTTCCGTACTCTAAAGAGTCTTGTCTTAGTTTCTGCATAATATCAGAAACCCCTGCATCTACTCCTCTAAACGATATTATTGTTTCTGGCATAATTATTATAGTTTAGAAATATCTAAATTATCAAATTCTTCATCGGTTACTTTGAGAGACTCTTCTTTTTCTTGTTCAAGCCAAATACCTGTTTTCATATATTTGATAGCTCTCTTTGCTCTTTGTTCACTTTCTCTTCTCAATTCAACTGTAATTATCTCTTCTTCCATTTGAATTAAAGAATCAATCAGGTTCATCTTTCTATGTTTTTTAGAATTAAACTTTATTTGTAGTCTAGTTCTCATATAAAAATCAAAAGGGAATTTATTATTCCAAGAAATAACAAATGCCCTTAACCCTAAATCCTCATTATTCTTCTCCATCGTCATTTTCGTCGTCTTTCTCAACTGGTTGAGGGGTTAATACTTTTTCCTTATATTCTTTAGTTTTATCAAAGGATAAGGTAACCCATTCCATATACCAAGGGAAAAATGATTCTTTGTAAACAGTAATTAATTCAACTCCTTCATCCATTTTAAGTAATAGTAATGAGTCTATTCTCATTTTCTTTATTAAATCAGGAATTAAGATTGAAAATGTAGCAACAGCATCGATATAATCTAAAGCATAATTTCCGACCAAAGTATTTGCTCTACTTAAAGCAGAATACATATTGTTGGCTAAACTTGCTTTTTTGGTTTCGATATCGATAATTTCTCCCCAATTGGGGAATGTTAAGGTAAATTTTACTCCTTGAATTTCTACTTCTAATGTCTTCTGTAAATCCATTCACTTTAAGTTTTAAAAATGGGAGCTATTAACTCCCATTTTTGTTTTTGATTTTAAAACAGACAACTATACTGGTTCAATTATGGGGTCTAAATAGCTAAACGACTGATTTTTTCCACTTGTTGCTCCCTCAGATAAATCGAAAGCATCGGATTCAATTAAAAGTTTGTTTACTGTTGCAACGACCTCGAGTGCAGAACCAACTCCATTTGGGCCTTTTACTTTTTTATAAAGAACAACTTGTACACCATCTTCGTTTAACAGAAGATTATCTACAAAGTCCTGTAGAGTGTTGAAAGAACGATTTAATGCACCTGGCAAAGATGATTCTTTCAAGTTTACATTGTAGAAGCTACAGCTAAGAGTACCGTCCCAACCTGTGATAGGTTTATCAGAAGCATTTATTCTTCCGATTCCCTGTACTCTGCCTCTCTGAAAGGATTCTTGTACTCGAATGTCTTTCATTTTTCCTATTGCAACCCCATTTACCTTAATTACGGCAAGAGGTGCTGTTATTACTTTTGGGCTAGCCATGATTTAAACTTATTAAAGGGTTGAATCTGAAATAAAACCAGTAAAGAACAACTTATTCACTGGGAAATTTGGATAGTAAGCAAAATTGATGTGATAACCATCTTGCTGAGTTTCTACCACAACATTTTCATATCCAGGTTTAATAAGTAAATTGTCGTCTGTATCTGAAGATACTTTGGTCTGAAGGAAACCTTCTAACCAAACCTTTACATCTTGTGCAGATAAAGTATTTCTATTTACTCCTTGAGGTTGACCAAATAATTTGGTTTTAGCATTGAATCGAATTTCTTTATTTAGTTGAGCATCAATCCTTTCAACAGAAATTTCAAAAGAAGTACCGGTATCGCCAATTGTAAAGTCATTTACCTGCAAAGTATTGATTGATTGATTGATGATAAATCCACCAAATTGAGCGTCAAATTTGGTATGTAAAACACCACCATCCAGAGCAGATTCTCTTTCAGCTGCTGTTAAAGTATGGCGATCGGCATCAAATTTGATAGATTTAAATGTACCTGGAACCTGTGGTTCCAATCCACAAATACGTCCTAATACGGCAGCTGTTTTAAATAGTGAGCTATATAAATTTTCACCTTGATTAGTGAAAAGCTTATAACCACCATGAACTACAATAGCTCTTTCGGTATTTAAATCTGCAGCAAGTGAAATTGAGTTAGCAAAAGAAGCTGAATCGTCTCCACCACCTACAAAAACTGCCTTTTTATCGGTAGCTTCGTTAATAAAGTGATAGATAAGAGCATCCAAATTTGCATCTTGATAAGCAGCAGCACCTGTTTTTAAACAAAGCGCAAAAGAATAATCAAGTTCTCCGATATAATCAAGTACATCTTCAAAAGCATTTGCAGCAGCATAACTTTCAGTTCCACCTAGTGCATAGGTAAAAGGAGCATAGGTTAAAGCATCGGCAGCATTTACAGCTCCGGTTCCTGTTGGGGTAATTGTCGATTTAAACAGAGATTTGAAAACTGCGTTTGTATCGCAAAATGTTTTAAGTTCTGCAAGTGTATCGAAAGGAGTAGTTGTGAGAAGCAACTGAGGTTGAGATACTTCAATTGCAGCATCCCAAGGAATACCGTTTACAGCATCTGTTCCTTTGAATGTACCGATAAAAATATCAATTACAAACTTAGCTCCTACTGTCCTCCATTTTGCACCGTATCCCTGATTTAAACCAGTTGCTGGGGTAGTATGGACTGCATTTCCTACAAGTCCTTCGTTTTTTGCTTTAAAAACAATGCTACCTCCGGCAGCACCACCTCCTGTTGGAGTCATAGTAATAGTAGCTCCTACAGTAGAAGCAGCTCTTACATATATGACCTTGCTAACTCCCTGAATAGCAAATCCATCTGGTTGAAATAATTTCTCTGCAAGTTTCCACAAAATACCGCCTTTTACAGCTTCTTTCATTTCTTTCATTGTTGAGAACATCTGAATAGCAAGATCATTGTTCGTTAATTCACCCTGAATGCTTCCACCGCTCCCCCATCCTGCACCTGCTCCGTCGTCTATAATTAAGACGTTTCCGTAAGAAAGTTCTAGAGGAGGATTATTTGCACCTGATTTGGTAGAATTGTAAATACCAGGTTCAAAAATCTTTTTTCCATTGAAGATTTGTTTTGTAGCCATTATGATTGTATTTTAAGTTTTTTATTCCAATCTTTCTGGGAGTTAGATTCTCCTGCGTATTTCTTTTCAAGGTGATATACTAACCTTTTTGAGATATTTCCCTCAACAGCTGCCCACTCGGTAACTGTTAATTTTGTGATAGTATCTCCTAAATTTTCTTTTATGGGTGCCATAACGTTATTTATTTTATAAATTTATAAAAAATCCTAAAATTCTCAAAGAGATTCTTGAAATCTTTTTATTCTATTTTGGGTATTCCCTTATCAATAAAGATATCTTGGTATTCAAAAGTAAATATATTTGGCATAGAAATTTCATACCAAAACGAGAATTCTATTGATCTCTGAAATACTGCAGGAATCATATCTTGAGTTGGAACTATATCCATAATTTGGATAGTTGGGTCTAAGAAACCTAACTCAGATAATTTTTCAAGTGCTGAAATCATATAGAGTTTAAGTACTAAGATAAGTAAAATCGTTGCTTCTGATGAACCTGAACTAATGACAATTGTAAATTGACTATTGTAGGTTTTGGTTATAAAAGAATAAACAATACCAGTTTCATCCATTTGTGGAGTTTCGTATCCTTCACCTAAACCAATCCCATCCTTTTGAGCTTCTGTTTCTGTTGGAGCCAAAATATGAATAGTTGGAACTGTAGCCCTACTAAAATCGTAAAATCGTCTGATTTCAATTTTATCTGGATCTCCGTTTAATTTGGTAAAGAGATTTTTTGCTTGTTCATAATAATTAAATCTCTTGTATGCAATTAAATTAAGTATATAGTAAAATACACTGCTTGTTATTGGTTTATTAAAATCGGCAGCAATATTTACTAAGGCTTCCTCAAAGAAACTATGTAAAACTAAGTCTGGAGAAACTAAATTTCCTTTTAACTCCCCAGATAAAATTGGTAGTGGATCTGCCATGATTATAAATTTTGATCTAAGTAATTATCTACTAAAATATCTGTTTCGTAAGGGATATCTATATTTCTAAGAGCAGCTTCTGCAAAATTAAATGCCTTGATCCCTTTGTGGATAAAAGCATTTCTATCAGAGTTTTGACTTACTCTCCTAAAAGTAATATATTGGCCTGTTTCTCTTTCACCATATTGTTTTGCATTTCTCTGCATTCCCTGATAAATTGAACTCTTATGAACATAAGCCTCAAAAGTTTGATTTTTGGTTATAATCTCAGGGCGAGTTGCTGGGATATTTAACGCTGCTGGTATTTGAGAGTTCTTTAAAGATTCACCACTTTGACCTGAGGCACCAAATAAGTAAGTCTTTCTTACTTGTAATCCTTTGGCTACTTTGTAAATTTCGGCTGGCATTACATTTGAAAATCCTGCACTCTCTCCTAAAATACCTGGGGTTCCATGCCTAAAAGGAATAGTTAAATACCAGCCGTTTTTCCCCTCTTTACGTTTTGAGCTTTGAGCAAACCCCAATTTCATATCAAAAGGATCAGCACCTTGCTCAATCATATTTGGAAGGGTACCTAATAAAGCTACGTGTCCTTCAAACATCCCAGAAGTACCTATATAGAGACTCTTAATGTATTGAGCTCTTGAGGATTTTAGTTTATTTTTTGCTTGATCCTCCCATTCTCTTGCAAATCTCGCAGTAATTCCCTTGATAACATTATCGATCATGTCCATAGCCATTCCTTTTGGAAGGTTGAACTCATTAATTACATCTTGTAAATCGATAAATATAGTACTTTCTACCACAGCTATTGAGTGTTATCTAATATTCCAGTTCCGTCAAATTTAAGTTTATCTAAAACAAAATGGCTTCTTCTTGCTACTCCTGCAATTGGAAAGTCTACCTTTTCTTCAACCTTATTTAAGTTGAAACTTCCTGAGTTCATTATATCTCGACTTAAATCAATTACTAAAAACTCAGGCCTATAGGTATATATTATTGAGACAGATGGATCGACATTAATAGGAAAAATAGATGGGTCTGGAAAAGATATTTTCCCATCCCCCATATTATATTCTCCCTCTATTAATTTACGCAGTTTTGTTGTTCCCGAAATAAATACGGCAATATGTTTTACTGTTAAAGCAGGATATACTGTAAAATCAAACCACTCTTCTTCACCGACAGCTCCTATTGCTTTAGGATAAATTAATTCTTTATGGATAGCTTCCCCATTAAGTAAAGTAATTCTATCCATATAAGCCAATCTGTCTTTATTTAAAGTTGATACGTTTACAGTTCCAATATTTTCTTCTCCCCAGTCTTTGAATTTGGTATCCCTATTCATTCCTGTGAGCATCATTTTTGTTTTAACTCTTTCTAAAACCACCCAACCATATCCTTTGCAATTTTGACAAGTTGTAAGTGAAGCAGATGAATTTTTAGGGGTACAGGGACATTTTGCTAAAATATCATGATGAACGTCAACCCCCATTTGCCAGATTGCTTCTTCAAAATCTGGTTTTCTCAGTCGAACAGTACTATTAGATAGTACTGGAGCAGATTGTAATTCAACTTTTCTATCCATGGCTTAGCAAGCTGTCATTAAAATTCCTTTATAAGTTCCCTCTAAAACAGGTAAGGATGATTTCATATCTTGAATATACATTAAAATACGAGCACCGTAACCTGAGTTTGTAGCTGAACTTGTTGTACTTATACTTTGGCTTAATCCATCTATTCCCAAAGAAGATGAAGCAATACCGGCACCTAAGATTAAATCTCCTGCGATATGGAAAACATTAATTGAAGCTAATTTTCCGATAAACTCGACAAGATCCATTGGAACTTTAGAGAAACCAGTTTTGTATTTTGCATTCCAGTAATTGGGGATAATCGTATTCCCCAATAATCCTAATGAGGGAAAATACCCTGCATAATTTGTCGTAATAGGAACTCCTACTCCTCTAGCACCATTAGGTACTAAGTTAATAATTCTCCTATAGCTTAATCCATCTGATGTTCTTTTTGATTGAAGCCATTGGAGTGGATAATCTATAACTTGTTGATTTCCTAAATTTCCTTTTAAGAAAATTGGAGCTACAACTGGATATGTCAACCTTAAATACCCCCACTGAGAAAAATCATCTCTGTTAAAATCTTTTGTTTCCTCTATTTCTTGAGGAATAAGTTTTATCCCTAAGCGATTTTCTACTTCTAATTGGGCGGCAGCAATAAAGGACTCGATTACTGCTGTATTGGATAATAGATTTACCCCATTGGCATCAAAAGCAGTAACACCGTGAAGATATTTTTTGATTAATTCTTCAACCCCTATAACTAGATAGGGGGTTGAAGAATATGATGATTTTAGGGTAAATGATGGCATAATTAATCTTTAATGTTGCGAGCAACGTAAAGTACAAGTGGTTCTTTCAACAATTTAGGCCATTCATCTTTTGGAAGATTGGCTTTTTCGCACATTCCTCTTAAGTCTACCATTGATGAGCTTTTAAGTACTTCAATCATTTGAATTTCTAGAGCTTCTTCTTTGGCTTTCTTTTGTTCTGGAGTTTCATTAGTAGTTTCTTCTTCTGAATCTTCGTTAGAAGCAGCAGGAGTTTCGTCTTCTATTTCGTCTGTTTCTTCATCTTTAGTTTCTCCTACAATAACCTTAGTTTTTTCTACTTTTGGTTTTTCTGGTGTTTTTTCAGATACTGCAACATAACTAATAGGATCGATAAGTAACAATTCTCTTGCTTTTTCGGTTGAAAGTTCAAATTCCCCATTTTCTCCAATTGAAATAGTTCCTACTGGAGTTAATAAATTCTTCCCGAAACGATGTGGTAATAGTGTTTTGATTTTCATAATAAATAATTTAAATTTCTACTTAATTTCTTCTTCTGTTTTATCTCTATAGTACTCAGACTTATTTTCATAAATCTTCGCTCTATTTTCAAGTCCCATTTTTTTGACTGGTTGTATTTCCTTTTGAATTTCTGTTTTTTGAGCAGAAATAAATTGTTGGAGAAAATTTTCTGCTACTTTTTTAGTCTCTGTTACCCCAACAAATAATCCTACTATGCTTACTGCACCTGAAATAGCAAATGTTTTCCAGTGAGCCTTAAAAAAAGATATTTCTTGAAGTTTATCTTCTAAACCTTTTATTCTACCAGAATTATCACAAGTAAAACATTTAAGAGAATTTTGGATTTTACTTGTGTCCATAAAGTGGGTTAATTCTTTAAGACTCAAATCCGTATTTTCTTGTTTTACAGATATATCTTCAAGTTTTTCGTGTAGGTTCCGAAATTTCTCTTCTAAATAAAGTCTAAAATCATCTGATTGAGCAGAAATTTTTTTAGGTTGTAGCATATTGTATAATTGGAGAATTAAACACAGTATAATAGAAAAGGCCCACCCTTGAGGGCGGGCCTTTTAATAGATATAGAGGTATTTCTACAAATATGCTTGACCATAAACTGGCCCAACATTGATGATGCGAACCATTTTCTTGCGAGCATACAGCATTGGAGTACCGTATAACAACAGCATAAAACGAGTTGCAGGAGCCAATGTGGCAAGGTCCATTTTCATAAGAGGAGCAAGCTGTTTGAAACTGTAAACTTCGATATCATTCTGACATACGAAAGCTTCATCACAACCTGGGAGAACTCTGTTTTTATCTTTTGCAAGACCGGCAGCAGCACCGTCAAAACCTGCAGCTTTTTCAGCAACCGAGATACGAGCAATTGGATACATTGGAGTATCGGCAAGTGCAGTAGTTGGGTTTTTGCGACTACGGTAGATTTTGTAACCTGTAACAGTAGTACCACCAGCACCGGCAGCCCATTTCAAAGAAACAGAATCGCCAATAGCAACAGTAACTAAAGCAGCAGGTAAACCGGCAGTTGAAAGGTCAACCAAAACAGATTCGCCATATTTGTTGATAGCAGAAACAGCGTAGAAATAATCTCCAGCTTCAGCACCTACAAATTTATAAGCGCCAGCTTCAGCAGCAGCTACTTTTGGAATAGCAGCATCAGCGGTTGGAGCAGTCGGAGCGTTCTGATTTGAAGCAGCGGCAGCCATCATTTTTGGACGTGATTTCTTGTAGAACTTGTCGTAAGTCATTTCAAGAGGTCCAAACTGAGACATAAATGATTTGTTTCTCTGACCTACAACAGCATCGATATTACCGATACCTGGTTGAATCAATTTGCTTTCGTGGAACGAAGTTGCAAAGGTAGATAAAACCTGAGGTGGAGCCATCAAGAAATCCGGAGCAGCGAAATTGTCAACACAAGTAAGAGCAGCTTGCTCTACCATACCTTCTGAAAGAGACTGACCTCTTGCATCGATAACTTGTTCTGACCCTTGCCATAAATCCAAAGAAGTAAAGGCATTTTTGTGCTGAGTCATTAAACCATTCCATTCCTGAGGAACGATCAATTCGTCTGCAAAGAATAAAGCTTCATCAGCATCGCGCAACAGAGCCAAGGTACCGTTGTTAATTTCCTGCTGAATAATATTACCGATCATGGTAGTAACGAGCTGCATTGGATGAGAAACACTGCGGGTTTTACCCATGTATTTCACGTATTGCGCACGTCTTGTGTAAACCGAGCTATCTTCTGCTGGTAATTCACCTTCATCGGTAAAACCACCACCTGTTTGGCCGTATTCAGATAATTCGTTGAATTCTTCTACGGTATTGTAGGCAGGTAATTTAGGGATTCTTTTCCAGAATTGGATATCCTGTTCTTTGAAGGTAAGGATCTTTAGGGTATTTTCTAATGATTCTACTTTAAGAGGAGCTCCGGAAGCGTTCGTGAGGTTCGTGGTGTCTCTACCAGTTAAATGGGTAGCTTCCAAAGATTTTTGTAAAGTCTCCAGATCGCCAACAGACATTTGACCAGGTCCATTTACACCGTAATCGGCAAGGCTGATGCTTAGATTGTTCATTGTTATCGAATTTATGTGTTTTTACTGAACTATGTTTATTTTCTTTGTACTCAAGAATTTTAGAGCTTCGATAGGAAGTGAATTTGCTCCTTCAAGTTGCATAACGGCATTCATAAGAATAGGATCACCTTTACCACCTTTCTCTAAAGAACCAGCGAATAAGATATCGCTAATTTGTGCTTTGTGTTGTGAAATAGATAATGTGGTACCTTCTCCACCTTTTGATTTTTCAAAACGCTCTACTTCTTCAATATTGGTGAATGATTTGCGAGGTTTTGGGGTATTGCTGATTTTTTCTACATCTTTGGTTAAATGTTCAAAAGAAGCTTGAAGTTCACCAAGATTACCCATTGCTTTTGCAAATGATTCTTTTTCAGCATTAAAAGACTCAATTTGTTCTTTAAAGGCAACTCCTTGATCTTTTAATGAACCAAATAAAGTTAGAATTTCTTCTGCTTTTTCAAACAATTCTTGTGCTTTTTCAAAATGTTCCAGTGCTTTTTCTTCATTGAGAGTACCAAGGATATTACTATCCTTGGATTTCTCAAAAGAAGACTTATTTGAAGTAGAAAATGGATTCTCTGTTTTTCTTTGTCCTAGGTGGAAAAAGGCTAGGGCACTATTAACTTGTTCTTTTGTTGGAATAACACTCATAATTATTGTTTTAACAGTGTGATAAATACCTGTTTTGAATTACTCAGCAAATATATTGTGAATCCTAGGATTCTCCAAGAAATTTCAAAAATCTTTATTTGAAATTCTTAAATTTTCCCTCACGCAATTGTGCTTCTATAATTAATATTTGAGCTTCACTCAATAAACCTTGAATAGCTGCTTGGTGTAGAGTTACAACTGCCTTTTCAAAAGACATTGTATTGGTATCTTTATAAACTATATCTTTATTAGATATTTCACAATATAATGAATCTGAAAGTTGTAGTAGTTCATTTGAATCTCCCCCTTTTTGCAGAATCTCCATATAAGTACCACCGTTTTTAGGGATTGGAGTGATTGCTACATGAGTTACAGTATACTTGGTGATTCTTTTTGGGTTTAATGGGTCTTTTTCCAGTACATCACCTTCTAAACTCCATCCTAGAGTTCTTTGTCCACCTGCTTTCATCAATCTCATTTGGAGATTATATACTTTTTTGGCGAGTTCAGAGTCACTGTGAAGAAGTGCTTTAATAAATGCCTTATTTCCCTTTACATAAGCCTCTAAAGGTAAACCAATAATAGCATCTGGGTCTTGTTTTGCTAAGTGATGCCAATTTATAAAACCACTCTTTAAGAGAGGACCAAAATCAGCTCCACTTGGTTCAAGAAATTGTCCATCTGTATCTTCTTCATTTGTTGACATACAACCGCCAACAATCATTTTGAACTCACTTTTAGCTGCTCCCTTTTGAGCTTTTTCCAGGGTCATTGGCATAAAATAGCCAAATTTATTATTTTTAATTGTTATCATATCTCTATATATTAGCGTTCGAAAACTTTATCTCCAATTACTATCTTAACCTTACTTTGTCTTTCTACTTTACGTTGATAGTGAGTCACCAGTGAAAAAGATCTTGTTTCTTCACTCCAATCATAGTTTAAAGGAAGAGTTCTGAGTGAACAACGACAGTAAGGATGTTGACTACCTACTACTGGCTTCCACTCTGCTTGTTTTCTTCCTATATTTGTGCCGTTTGCAAGTAACTCAGATAAGCGAAATACTCTTGGTTTGCTTCCTAATCCACCGCTCAAATAAGCTTTGATGCAATGCCTACAAGCACCCCCAAAAACATCTTTATAAACAAGAGGATCTGGGTTTTCTAAGCTTTTAAAAGAAGCAGCTTTACCTTCTTCAAAAGCAGTATGCATTACATAATCAGAAATTCTTAGAAAGTCTCGAGACCAATCTCCTGTCTTATTGCCTAAATCTAAAACCATTTCAGTAATAGATTCTCTTTGTTTTAGATTCTTTTGAGCAGCCGTAAGTACTTGAGATTCAAATTCTACTCGATATTTATTTGAGACTCCTAAATGTGTATTGGTAAGGACTTCTTTTACTCGATTTCCTTGTTTTTTTGTGTCAAAATAAGCTTGGTGTTCTATTAATTTAAATGCTTCTTCCTCTGCATTTGTCATTGGAAGAAACTGACCTCTTTCTATATATTTTTTAAAATCACTAAACTCAAGTTGCTTTGTTGCTTCATGTCCTAAAATACCTGAAAGAATCCCCATTCTAAACATTTGTTTAAGTTGGGATTCTTTACCTAAGAATAATTTCCAATCTACTCCAAAATTAGTGAGTTCTACTTTATCTTCAGTTGTAAGGGATTCTACCCCTATATTTGATACTATGAAATATAAAGTAAATCTATCTATTATAGTAAGAAGTTCATTTATTTGATTTGGGGTAAATATCATTTTATAATAGATATTGAATTAAAATTTCCATAATTTACCATTTACACCATAAGGGACATAAATAGATGGCGTATAGTCTTTGATTAAAATCAATGACTCATAAGGTTGTAAAATAAATGGCGCACGATAATCTCTTCCAGTAACATCTATTGAAGCCCAATTAGGAACGATAGTTCTTGGCGTCGAAGTGGCATTATATTCGAACTGCAAATCAGATTCAGATGTAATGGTCTGAGGCGATTTTTTAGAGTTTGCATCCTGAGACTTATAAACTTTCCATTGTTCTAAAGTCATATAATTGCCCCAATTTGAAGGTTGAGCCGCTAAAAATGTATTTGTATCTAAAATTGGTCGTGCATAGTAATTATTATTGGCCGTAATGTCAAAATTTAAAATATCATTAATAAAATAGCATTGCAGGGACAAACATATCTGAGTGGTTGTTTTAGCAATAATTGTATTATTAGATAATATATGCCCTGTAATTACAGATGTGTTTGCCGAATTTAGATAATCAATACCATTTGCATTGTTATAAATGGTATTTCCTGTCAATGTACAGTTGCTTGACTTGTGCAATTTGATACCATCATGGCTGCAATTTGCAATTGTATTATTCGAAACAGTTATCCCACTTGCAAATTCGTCTAGATAAATACCTTCAAATGTTAGTGAGGTTCCGATTGTTCCCTGATAATTTCCTGTCGCATTTAAAATAATATTGCCATCAATCAATAGAGATGTGTGCGATCCTGTTGTGTAAATACCACCACCATCATTAAGGTTTAACCCGAAGTTGTTTATGTAATTGTTTTTAATCGTACTAGAATTTGAGCTATATGAACCTATCGATATACCATTATAACCCGTATTTTGAACATTGTTGTTTTGGATTAAAATAGTATTTCCATTTCCACAACTAATCCCTGAGGTTATGCCTGTCATACTCTGACCAACTACTAATCCTATCTTTGATATAGTATTTCCAGTAATTATCTCATTAGTTTGGTTAGTATAAATTCCTTTATTAGCACAGTCCGAAATAGTATTATTCAGAACACTTAGATAAGGAGATTCGCAACTAATACCATCTACTCCTGCAAATAAAATATCACAATTCTGAATAGTATTATGCGCTGTATACCATTGAGGAAAATTAAAAGCACTCTTAATGCTTCCCTGAAAATTTAATCCATCTACAATAATGTATTCTGCCATCCAAGACGAATTATAAAATAGGTTATCAATTGAGGCAACTTTAACCGTTTTTGTTGTAGGATTAACTGCGCCAAAATACATGTAAAATTTTCCAGTTGTTGTGTCGTGATACCATTCTCCAAGCTGATCTAAAGTCCTTAAATCATTCTGAATAAAATAACCATATCCAGCGGTTGCGTTCTGAGTTGAGCCTTGACTAGTATATATTATTGTTGTTGTAGAGTGATTGGTAATTGTACACCTGTCAAGTGTCCAGTCGTTCTTTCTAATTACAACCTCAGCTCCCGTCCAATTTGGTGTACCTATCAATTGATTATCTGTAATTGAAACGTTGGTAGATGCTGTTTCAAAACTCAAATATCCGGTATTTGGATACCGACCCATAAGCATATTTACACCATCAACGGTAACCATATTTGTATTTGAAGAAGATGTTATTACTTTTGAATAAATACCGTTTTCTTCGTTAGTCCATCCTGTTATAGAAGTAAAACCCGTTATGATTGGCTTATTTCCACTGCCATAAGCTCCGTAAGTAATTGGATTTGATTCCGAACCAGCACTATTTACCGTAATCGTTCCGTAAAACGAATCGCCACGTTTGAATAAAACATTATCACCTGCTGAAAATGTTGTGGAATTAACTTTATCTATCGTTTCCCACGCCGTTTCAGGCGTTAATCCGTCGTTTGAATCATTGCCTACTGAACTCACGTAGTAAGCTGCTGCCGGAATGAGAACCAAGGACGTAAATGGTTGTAGCGTTACTGTTACTGAACACTTTACACCTGCCATGTCAACCATTGGCTGACTTAAAGTGACTGATTTGGCTGATTTGGTATCGTTATACTCAAATTGAAGCTCATCGACATTAGATATAGTCCTTGGAGAACCCAATGAACTTGCATCAAGGGAACTAAATGTTTTCCATTGTGACACTGAATAGTTTTGAGCAGAACTAAGCGATGGTTGATATGCGTATATAGGAGCTGTATCATCAATTGGTCGTGCGTATATATTATTGTCGGTAGTTCCGAATGTTGCGATTTCGTCAGTCGAACTCCTGTATTTTAGCGGTATCTGCAAAGCAGTTTTAGCAATAAATTTATTTCCACTAATAGTATTTCCATATAACTCTGAATTAGTAGTAAAATTTAGTAAATACAATCCCATCCCATTATCAAAACAGGTGTTATTTAGTATGATGTTGTTATGAGCTTTATGTAGTTTTATTCCAGCACCCGAACAACTCACAATAGAATTGTTTTGTACGGTAACCCCATTACATAATTCATCTAAATATATACCCTCTGCATTTACTGAAGTCAATGGAGTACCACCTATATATCCAACTGTATTGATAATAATATTACCATCGATAACAAAATTAGTATGGTTGGAATTTGTATATATTGCCCCACCATCATCAAGTCTTGAGACTGAATTGTATATGTAATTATTTTTTATTGTTGAGTTATTTCCTCCTACATGCATTCCATTGTACCCAACATTCTCAATTCTATTATATTGAATGTTAGTTCCTCCATAAGCAGCTAAAATACCGCAAGGAAACGAAAACCCAACCGTATTTTTATTTTTTTGACCATCAAGAAGATTGCAATTACTGATCAAATTATTAGTCACTGTATTATTAGTAGCACCAGACGCACCAATGGCAATACCACCAACATTACAGTTATTTACAACATTAGAATCAATTAATCCAGATGATCCCGTTATTCGAATACCATCAAGTCCAGAAAAATAAACCGAACAGTTTATAATTGAGCAATTGTCAGTACTTGATAGAAAATCAATGGTTGAAAAAATTGAACCTGTTGCAGTTATACCGTCAACTATTATATAGTCATACCCAGCTGTATTTGCGACTACTCTATTTAAAGTTGCCGCCTTAATAATTTTAGTTGCAGGATTAACAACACCAAAATACATATAAAACTTTCCGGTTGCAGTGTCGTGATACCACTCACCAAATTGATCTAAAGTCCTTAAATCATTTTGGATAAAATAACCATATCCTGCCGTCCCATTTCCTGTACCGCCTAAATTTGTATAGGTTAAAACATTTCCAGTGTGATTAGTTATCAAACACCTATCAATATTATAACCGTTCTTTTTTATGACAGCTTCTGCTCCAGTCCAGTTTATCGCATCACCTAATTGATTGTCTGTTATTGAAATATTAGCATTACAATCTTCATAGGACAAGAATCCAGTACTAGGATAACGACCCATTGCATATTGTACTCCATCCACGGTAACCATATTCGTTGCTGATTCTGAAGTAATGACTTTAGAATAAATACCACCGCCTTCGTTTGCCCATTCTGTGATAGTGGTAAAGCCAGTTATTACCGGGTTATCTCCTGTGCCATAAGCACCAAAAGCAATAGGGTTCCCATATGTTCCGGAGTTTTTAACAGTTAATGAGCCATAAAAGGTGCTACCACGTTGAAATAATATTTGGTCTCCTGCAACAAAAGCATGAGCGTTTACCTGAGCCAATGTTGTAAAATCCCCACCCATTCCGACGTGATAAACCGTTGCATTTACTGAGATTGAAATAAGTAAGGCAATAAAGAATAATATCCTTTTCATGGTTTAAAAAATTAGTAAGTAAGGACACGACCCATTAGTAACAGACGTATTTGTATCCGTGTCAGACGGAATAGTGCTTGATGCTGTTTTTGAAGCGGCCATATTAACACTGGTTCCAAAAAAAGTCTTTGAGTACATTGCGCTTTGTGGTGTATTGGCTCCTATAATTGATGGTGCTGTTGTCTGGGCTGAACTATTGTATAAAAAAGTAACAATATAGAATCCAGCAGCGGCAGAATAAGACGAAGAAAATGTTGATGTAACAATAGTATTCGCAGTAGCCTCAAACATATTAGGATCGGCAGTATCATTGGTAGTACTCGCCACCAAATGTATATTAATTCCACTTAGAGTACTTAGTCCTATTCCGTTATAATTGTCTGGCGTATAATTTCCAGCAACAGCCATAACGAATCTAATTCCGTGAATGGTACATGCATTAGGAACATACACTAAAACTTCCATTCTAACATTATCAATTAACGCAGATGAAGATGTATTTGTAAATTCTGGAGCAACTGGGATGCCAACTATATCACTTCCTAATTTTTTTAATAGATCAAATCTTGCTTTTAAGTTAGAAATAACACTTTCTGTATTAGCAACCTGAGCGTTATTTGTTCCTGCTACTGCTGTTGGTGCGGTTGGAATGCCTGTCAATGATGTGTTATCAAACCTTGCTGTAATAGTATCTCTAATGGCAGGCCAAGGATTAACCAAATCAATAGTAGCAACTTTTGAATTTAATTGCGCTTGAATTGGGGAGGTTACTCCGTCTACAAAGTTAATTTCTGTTACCGTTGGAGTTGCATCTGAAATCTGTCTCCACTTTAAACTAGTAACTGCTGATATTAAGATAATTCCTAATGAGCAAGTTATCAAAATTGATTTTTTCATATTTTTATTTCTTAGTATAGATTATTAATGGGAAATCTCCTACAAGAGGAGCTACTACAAATCTTATAGTATCTACTCCTGCTACATTCAAAGCAGAAACTTCTGAATCTAATGGATTCCAAGCTGCTAAAGGACCAGAAATATCTAAATCAGCAGGAGCAGGATAATCTACTCCATCATTTCCGACAAGTCTTATAATATTTATTCCTGCTCCACTTCCAGAAGGAACTAAAGCTGCTAGATTATCATAGCTTAATCCAGCAAATGTTTCGCTCATTTTCATATTTATTTTTTATTTAAATTTCGTCTTGTTCTACTTAAACGAGTTAATATTTTTTCATTACTCTTCAATGTTTTACCAAATAAATCGTAAGGCTCCATCCATTGTAACTCTTCAAATTCTGGATTTGGTTTCATTTCTGAATCGGTACCCTTTAAATCCCCTTCAATAAAGAATAAATTGGGCATATCTTCATTTGAAATTACTCTGCCTGTTGGAGTAGCTTGTATTCCTGCTTCTTCAAGTAATTCTCTATTAAAAGCATCTGTCAAAGTTTCTTCTTCTTTAACACTTCCACCGACAAATACCCATAAACCTTTTCTGTCGTCTTCATGTAAAGATTTACCTACAAGTACTTCATTTCCTTTAAAAATAACACAAACAACACTTTTATCTGTATCATCTTCATCTCCACCTTTACACAATTTTGGTGCTCCTTCAAGATCTTCTCTTTTAAGGGCAGCTCCTGAAGTAGTCGTTAAACTTTTCTCCAGATTCTTTTTTAATATATCTTCTCTATTGACTAACAAATCCATAATCTTCTTCTTTCTGTTCTATTTGATATTCTTGAAAATCTGCATAATGTTTTACTATATATTCAGAGCTTACTTCATTAAGTACTCTATTTAATCTACACTTATTGAGTTTTGTAATAAGATAAATTAAATATTCTACCTCCTCTGTGGGAGATAAGTTTAACGCTATTTTTATCTTTTCAGATAATTTCGAACTTAAAATCCCGCCATCTTGCATAATAGGTTTAGTCTAAAGGTTTTGTAAATGAAACCATTTTTTCTGCTAAAGCCTTAAGCATTTCTTTAGTTACATGATTATGATTTTCCTTAAATTGTTGCTCGATTGGATCAACAAGTTTAGGATATCTTGTCCTATCTAAATAATTGACTTTTACTGGAATAAATGGCATTAGTTTTTATTTAAGAATGAATTTTGAGTATGTAAAGCTAATTCTTTTGCAAATGGATTATCTTCACTTACACCTTGTTTAATTAAATTATTGAATGGGTTATTATCTTTATCTACTTGATTTTGCATTTTAAATGGATTGTCTGAGTCGTCCTCTGTAACTTGATCAATCGCATCATTACTTTGGGGGTTTCCAGCCATTTGCATTTGTTTGATAGAAACATAAATAGCATTAAGAATTGTATCATATTTTGGGTCGAATTTTCTGCCTGAGTATTTATAGAAGAAATCTTCCATAGACATACCACCGTTGGCTAATTTCTTGATATCCATATCAAGCATTCCGTTTTCGTCTTCATTTTCTAATCCTGTCCAATAGAACTCGAATTGGTCGTTGATACGATTAACGATATGTTTATTTATCCATTTTTGTTGAGCTCTCATTAATGGTTTTAAACCTTTATCACGAGAGAAATCAAGTTTATATTCGTTGTTTCCTTCGTAAGTTGGAGCTTGTCCTGTATTTCCACTCAAATAGAAACCGATTTCACTTGGATCAATTTTAAAAATAGCACAAGCTACCTTGATAAGATATTCTTGGAATGCTGTGAATTCCATATCATTGTTAGACTTCTGTAAATCAATCCAATCAACTTCGTCTGCATTTAATACAGGTGTTTTCCAAGAGTTCTTAACTCCTGCTACCTGCTGAATCCAAGATTGTCTAAATTCGTCTAACTTATCTCCGTTTACTCCTGCTTTTACTTTAAGTAAGCCTTTTGGAGAAGAACCTACACTGAAAAAGTTACCGTTATAAGTATCTGTATTTAACAACCAAGTTATAATACGAATTAATTCTTCTGCTTCTGCTGAACCGTAACCGTTTCTACGGATATCTGTTGATTGATTTCTTATTCCAAAATTTAACTCCCAAGGATAAAACTCGCTTCTTACAAGTCCTTGATATAATTGAACATATTTTGGATAGTATCCTTTGATTGGAAGTGGTGAATCTAAATCATTTTCTTTGTGAATACGAGATAAACGATAAGTTGCTCCATCTGTAGCAAAAAACTCGGTTGGAATACCTTTGTAATTATCAACTATTTCAAAAGTTGATTGGTCAAGTTCAAGCGAATCTTTGGTGATTTTACGCATGAACCCCTCAAAATCGTCTGCATCCCATTCTTGAGCACTTGTACCACCTTCCATAATGAAAGTAATAAGCTGCTCTATAATTCGTTTGTCTTCGTCTGTTGTTTCTTCTTTATTTCCATCTTTTGCAGAAGCAAATACTTTGCGTTTACGACGAATAGACCATCCTGCTTTTTGTGAGCTTGTTTCTTGAGCAGTTGTAAATCCTGCTACTTGTTCAACTCTTGTACTAACTACTGCTCTAATAATTGGAGTAGAGCACATTTGACGTAATGTATCAAATGTAAGCTGAGAAGCTGTACCTCTATATCCAAGTGAGTCGTTTAACTGGAAGGGGTCAAATATATAGGATTTTCCTTGTGATTGGAATTTCTGTTGTTCTTCACTCCACAAGTTTCTTGCTTTGATTATTCTGGCAGGATCTCCAGATTGAAGGGCTTCATCCATTAAGAGCATTTTCTTAATGTTAAGTTCTTCTATGTGAGTAGAAATATCGCTTAGTTTCATGGTTTTCATTTCATCCTTGTAACTAATCAATTTTTTCTGCTGTATATCTTTTCTTCTTGTCATAATAAATCTCAAATTATTTAAAAGCTCCCTCACATTCCGTCGGAGGGAGCTCTCAAAACCAAAAAACTAACTAACCTAAACTAACTAACCATGTAAACAAAAACTATTCGTCGTCCAAACTTAATTTCGATTTGTATTTATTTTTAATATCATTCATTGCTCCTGGGTCAGCTTTAAGCAAACGAATAGCATAAAGTTTCAAATGGTCGTAAGGTTGGTGAGCTAAATAATCACCCAGCCATTTTTGAAATTCTTTATTATCTACTCTTTCAACTTTATTTCCAACTCTTGAACTGGCAGAAAAATCTTCTCTGTAATGTTGTTTGAGTACTTTTGTTTCTTTTGGGTCGTTGAGAATCAATTTGGTAATCATGGCTTCGAAATCTTCTCTGTCATGATCTTCTAAATAATTCTGAACCCACTCATCGAATTTTTTCTTGTTTTCCTCACCTGCTACAGGATTTTTAAAATCAAGAGGATCTACTTTACCTTCTTCACCTGGCACAGGTGGAGTTGCTTGAGATTCTGGAGAACCTGGAACCGGTTGAGCGTTGTTCTGGCCTCCCCCAGCTTCTCTTGTTGCAAGTTCTTCTGTAGCAATTTTGGTCTGCAATTCATCCTTAGATGAACCTAAGAATTGTTTTAAATCCTCAGTTGAGGTATTCTTTGCATGAGCACGAAGTTCTTGTTCGTCCATTACTGGATTACCGTCCTCAGTTTTATCTGAATTATCTTCACCAGAATTATTTTCATCGTCTGGAGCTTCGTTATTTTCCTCTTCATCATTCATTTCAGGAGCATCTCCTGATTCTTCGTCATGGTCGCTAGAATTTTCGGTAGAAGTCTCTTCATCAGTTTCTTCATTCTTATCTGATTCATTACCATTAGTTTCGTCATTGTCGTCTTCGTTAGAAATAAATCCCTGACCTTCTTCTGTAATTTCAGTTACATCACCGTTTTCACAAGTAATTAAACCTTTCTTTTCGAGTGAAGCGATAAGTTCGGCAGTTGCTCCATCATGTGGTGGATCACCTTCTTTGAGTTCTTTTTCTGTGATTTCTTCATCACCACCGGCAAGATGTTTGGCAATGATTTGAAGTAATTCTAACTCTTCATCGGTTGGAGAATTGTCGTCTTCGTCTTCTGATTCGTCTTCGTTAGTTTCGTCCTCAGATTCTTCGTTTTCGTCTTCATTATCAGTTTCTTCTTCGCTTGAAGCATCGTCTTCTGATTCTTCGTCCTTAGTTTCGTCTTCTTTGAAGTCGTCTTCTTTATCGTCTGATTTCTTACCTTTTACAAGTTCTTGATTTGGAGTAGTTACTCCAAATCCCTGTAGGATTGAGTTTCCTCTTCTGATTGATGTAAATTCTAATTTTTCCATTGTATTTATTTTTAAATATTTTTCGGTTGTTTTGGTTTACCTGCTTCAGATATTGCTATTGCTATTGCTTGATCATGTTTTGTTACTACTTTACCTCCAGCATCATGTAATTTACCGGCAGCAAATTCTTCCATTACTTTTTGAACTTTATTATCTGTCTTATTTGCTTTATTTAAAGGTAAGAATGGATTTTCCATTATAATTACTTATTTGTTTCTTTACTAGCTTTATAAGCTCTTAAGAGAGCTCGTTTTTTATTTTCTGTGTCATTCATTCCCTTATCATTCCTATTAAAAGCTGTTTGCCCATTAACAAAAACAATTGGGTCTCCATCATTACTGTTTTTAATAGTGATTTTGACATCCTCTTTCCCTATTAAATCTTTATAATGTTGAATGATTCTTCCATTTTTACCTTCTTCCTCTTTAGTCTTCGGCTCCCCACCCTCAGCATAAATTTTAGCTTGCTTTTTAGAATAAGTATTTTCAAATTCTGTTGCTGCTAAATCTTTGTCGGATGGGCCTGATTTTTCTTTCTCTTTGTTTTTAACCCATTTAGCGATTGCTGTGCTTTCTTCTAGAGATAGATTCTTTCTATGAGATTCAGAATATTTAGAATGAGAATCAGCTTTTTTTCCGCTTCCTATAGTAGCTTTTTCTGCATGAGCCCTCATAGCATCATAATGATCTTCCTTAGTAAAATCTTGATATTTTTTAGCACTTTGATTGGAAATATTTTTACCAGAGTTAGTTTTCCCAATACTCTCCAAATCCTTACCTCCTGCCATTCCTTTACCTCCAGCTTTTACTTCACCGGCAGAATCGAGAAGAATATGTCTTCCTCGTACTGTAATCCAATGTTCTCCAGAACCTTCTTCTGCTTTTTTAAGCTCTTCTTTATTTGAATCGAAAGCATTCATTAAAGCAGCTCTCATTCTACCGAAATTTAATTTACCTAAGATCATATTGTTATTTTTTAAAGTTACTATAAATATAAACTCCTTTTTCTACTTCTCCACTTAACTTATAAGCATTTTCGTAATAAATGTGGATACTGTCTTTTTTAAATGTCATTAGTACTTCGTGCCCATCTAATATTTCTAATTTGTAGATTTGATCAAATGTAATTTGAGGTACTTGTTGCTTTCTTGATCTCTCTATCCTCTTATTTGAACAAGATATTGAGAATAAAGTTGAAGAAACTAAGACAATAAATAGTAGTAATCCAATAACTAATGGCTTTAATTCGTTCCACATATCTTATGCTCCCATAATTGAATCGAGTAAACGAAGAGATTCTTTTGAATCACCGAATGAATTGAGCTGATTAAGCCAATTATTTGTTTTGGCAAGCTCTTCTACTTGTTCTTTTAAATATCTGTGAGCCAATTCAAGTGTCATAAAGTCGGAAGCTTCAAAAGCAGCTTTAGCAAGTGTTTGACATTGATTTGTGATTTCAATTTCGTGTTTATAGCTTAAATTGATGATTTGAGGTAAGCCCTTGAATATAATTTGATCTGGTTGGTTGAGTTCAGGTACTTCTGGCATAATATCTAAATCAAGAAGATAAGAATAAGCCCATTCTGCGTGTTTTAATTCTTCTTGTGAATAAGTGTTCCATAATTTTGCAGCACCTACGAAACCATTGAATTCGAGCCATACTGCCATAGCTTTATAAATACGTGAAGACATTTCTTCACGATAAATGCGCTCGTTAAGCAGTTTTATGATATTTTCTTTGATTATTTTTGCCATGATTTAAAAGTTTAAACCTCCATCACTTCGAATGATGGAGGTTATTTTAATGAGAAAGTTCCTAAATCTGAGTCAATGTTAAATTCAAATTCTTAATGGTAATATCACCGGCACCACTTGTATTTTCTGTAGTTACCCAAATAATATCGCCAGGATTAAGTGAAACGATTCCACAAGTTGAAACGTTCTGTTGACTTAAATCCAAATATTTGTGTTCAAGAATCAGAGATGCTTCTGGAGTTACGTTTTTAATAACGTTGAAGTTGAATACTGTATTGATAGTTTCTACAAGAGCATCGATACGAAGATTCAATTGGTATTTTGCAGCAACAATATAATCACATTTGATTTTTGTACCACGAGTCCAAACAGCACCTACAGCATCAGCTACATAAGCGGCAACAATTGTAAATATATCTGCACTTACTCTTGTAACTGTAAAAATACCATTGTAATTGGTTGATTTGGTAATCGTAACAATATCACCTGTTACTAAACCATGAGCTGCATCTGTTAATTTAACAGTTCCTGCAACTACTGGTACATTGGTTGTAATATCACCGGCACCTGTGATTCCGTTTGTAACACTGAATCCATTTTTCAATCCAGTTACAAGTAAATGAAGTGCTTGTTTAACACTTGCTACTTCGATTGCTGTAGTTGTTTGATTTGCTGTAAGTTTCAGCTCACCACAAATACCTTCTTCGTTTCCAATCCATACTGCTGCGCCTTTTGTAGCGTCAATACAAACGAAATATTTTTTGGTTACTGTGTTGATCCATTCACTACCGATTCCGTAACCGCGAGAAATATCGTCTGTTGCTGCAGGAGAAATCAATGAGTTAAGATTGTTTTCTTTGTCTTTGCTTTTAATTCTTTTTTCAAATTTCATGGGAATATGTTTTAAATTGTTTCTTACATTCCTTAAGACTCAAATATAGAAAGAATCTCTAAATTCTCAAAGGAAATTCGAAAATCTCATAGAAGAATTTAGAGCTTTATAAAATAAAAACGAGCACCTTTTGAGTGCTCGTTTTAAATATTGGCCGGTAAATTATGAAAGGGTTGAAGGTTCAATAGTTACTTCTCTAATTTTATTCGTTGGAAGATGCTTATTAGTTGCTTGAAATTTATGTGCACCATTAGTTATCTTATGGTAATTCTCTCGAGCTAATCGCGTATCATAATTCGAGTTTTTAACCGGTTTTATTGAGATTATTGGTACTTTAATTTCTTTTGTTTGAATATTATTCAAACAAATTGTATTGGTATTACTGTATTGAGTTAACTCAACACCTCCAATCTCCAGATTCACTGGTGCAACAACATTTACTACAAACGACGAAGGCAATTCACTCGCTACATGTACTTTATTCACTATAGGAGTACTATAGAGGGGTGGGGGCAAAACAAGCAATAATCCGAAGATTAACGACATAAAAGCAATAATTTTTCTCATTGTTTTTAAATTTGATTTAAACTAGTAATAATAAAAAGTAAATATAAATAAAATTTCCAAATTCCCAAAAGAAGCCTTGAATTTTCTAAAATCAGCGAGTCATAAGCTCGCTGATTTTTCGACTTTGAATTATAAAAACAACCAATCAAGCAGTCCAATCAATCACGAAAAACTACTTGATATCTTTTTTGAGACCTACATTAAGCTCTCCTTTAATTTTTGATTGGGGTTCATAGCAAAGCATTCTAAAATCATCATAAACCAAGTTGCCGTTTAAAATAGCTTCTTTATAATGATTATGGTCAACTATATGCAATTTAGGCAAACGAGTTGGGGTTCTACTTAATTGCTCTTCAACTGCTTCAAGATGATTTTCGTAAATGTGAGTATCTCCACCAACCCAAATAAATTTCCCTGGCTCCATCCCTACTATTTTTGCAATAATATGAAGAAGTAATGCACCAGAAGCAATATTGAAAGGTACTCCTAAGAGTGTATCGCAAGAGCGTTGATAGAGTTGAAGATCAAGGTAGTATTTTGGAATTTGGGTATCATCCAACATTTTTAATATATCTTCTTCACTTGATTCACCCAAGAATTCTATTACTTCTCCACTTCTAAAATCAGGATAGAGATTGAAGTATTCAATTACTCTATCCTTAATATTTAATGCCCTACAATTGAATTGATAAAGCAAATGGCAAGGCGGAAGCGCCATTTCGTCAAAATCTGCAGGGTTCCAAGCATCAAGAATAGCATAACGTCCTTCTGGTTCTGATTGAAGACGATCAAGTACTGTTTGAATTTGATCAATACCGTTCTGATCTCTCCATTGGTGACCATATACTTTACCAAGATCTCCAAGTTTATATCCCGTTGGAATTGAAGTATTGTCAAGATTATCTGGGTCTGTTTGTTTAATTTTATCAATGAATTCCTCTAATGTGTAAGGTTCTTCTACGTCCTCAGCACTCATACAAAACTCATCTGCAAAATTGTTCCAAGTTTTTAAATACCACCTGTAAGCATCTTTGTTCCACACATTGCAACCATTATCTACCAAATACTTAATATTGGTATCACCTTTAAGGAACCACAGTAATTCAACCACAATTCCCTTGAAGTATACTTCTTTAGTTGTAAGTAATGGGAATCCGTCTTTCATATCGAACTCCATATAAGTACCGAATAATGATAAGGTACGAGGTAAATTTTCACGTGCAGGTGCTTTCCAAGTACCTTTATCTTTAATGTCTTGGAGTAATTGTAAATATTGTTTCATTAGATAATCTCCTCAATATGTACCAATAAATTAGTGATCATGTTGTTTGTGGTAGAGATTGAGAGAAGTTTGTCTTTGATCTCTTCAATATATCCGCAAGGTAATGCTTTCTTTTCAGCATCAAGAAGTGCTTCTGGTTGAGGTCCTAATAACTTTCTTATAATACTCTCAACTTTCATTAAGTTGACGTTAGATACTTGAGCTTGTTGCTCTAAAGAAAAAATAATTTCTTCTACTTTCGTCGATTTTTCTTTTTCGCTTGGCATAATTTTTATATTTATAAATTTTGGTTTATCCACTGTTCTTGATTAAAATCATTATCTAAAATGATTTCAGTAGTTTCTTCATCAAGTTGATTTGCAATACAATGATCTTTTACATAATAAGTAAAAGTATTTAGTATCCCTGCTATTTCTTCTCTTGTAAAGTTATTTTTGAGTGTTTTATTATTTTCTTCGTGCTGTCTAACTAATCTATATTCTTTTATTCCATTGGGAATATGAGATAAATTAATTCCTACTAAAACATTCCCTGTAGTAAAAATAGGGATTGGTGATAAGAAAAATTCGTGAAGTGGTATTTCTCCTGAAAATAAAATTACATCGTTCTCTAATTTTACTCTAACATGATAAGAAGGATCAGAAGAGTTTAAAACAAAAACAGGAATTAATTCTTGTCCAATATTTAATTTTAAGTCTCCTTGGTATAGTTTAAAATCTTTACACTCCATAACAATCTGTTTTAATTTTTAATTTCTATACAAATGTACGAAAGAATTCCGTTAAAAGATGTAAAGATTTGTTAAAGGATGTTAAAAAGTGTTAAATTTCTCTTTCTTCTTAAATGTTTGATTCCGTGACCTTGTTTTTCTAAGGTTACGTTTAATCTTCTTTAGAGTTGAAAAAGCATGATTATAATTAAAATCTTTTTTGTAATAATAAGATAATTGTCCACCCATATAACCATCTAAATATAGGTTTAGTGCTTCATCCTCAGACAATAATATATTTTGTTTTTTAGATGAAGAAATACAACTAAGCCATATACTCTTATAGAAATAAGGTTGTTCTTTAATACCAAAAATAGAATCAGCTTCTTCTGCTGCTTTAATTGATGCTAATTCGGCTTCTTTTAAGAATGCTTCGTCTGCTTCATCAAATAATTTTGTGAATTTATTATTATCAAATGTAATTACAGTTGAATCTAAGTTTAAACGAAATATTTCTTTATACTCTTTTTCAGAAAGTCCCATTAAACCTTGAGAGAAACAGTTAATTGATAATAATGTAAATAAAAATAGTAGTGTTTTCATAATTAAAAAGATGTTTTGTTTTTACAGTAATCTTTATTAGAACACAAATTACCTGATCTTAAATAATCACAGTCATTAACTCCTTCAATATCACAATAATTAATTGCTTTAGTTGAAGTTATAGGTACCAATTCAAACTTATTATAGAACTCTTTATGTTCACGTACAAATTTCTCTCCGTCTTGATTTTGATAGAGTACCATTGGTTGTCCTGCTTGCTTATTCGTAGCATTCATTACACTGATATCTATCACAGTGTAGATTTCACCTGATTTTCGATGTTTGTAATTTTGTGACATGGTTTTTAGTTTAAAATATTTAGTTCTTTCGAAACTTTTAAATACATTTCTACTTTACTTTTTTTATTTCTTATATCATATAACATAGGATATTCTATTACTCCTTCATCTCTCAACATTTCTAAAACACCAAATAAATCGGCTACTTCAAGGGTTACTCTTTGTGAATTAGTTAACTTATCTGGGTTAATACTTGGAATTGAACAAATTTCATCTTTACCAAATCTAAGCACTTTACTTACTTCTTTACTTACCTCTGCAAGTTCCTCTTGAAGTATAATTAAAAGCATTTCTTGACGATTCATGGACTAATAAATATAGTTAGTTATACAATTGAATACTCCACCAAATCGAGCTAATTTAACTACATCTTCTGTGTAAGTAGTTGGAATAATATTTAGCCCTGTTGATTTTAAAATATCTACTACCGCTCTGTCTCTATAATTACCGAATTGAGGCACAATAATTGTATCTCCAATACGTAAAAAATTAATATAGCAGCCTTCTGCAGATTCGATACTTGATTTTCCAAGTTTATCTGGTACAATATATGAAGGTACTTCAAGAATTGAGAACTTATCTTTGAGTAGATTGATAAGATTATCTATGTATTGCTGTCCTTCTGGTTCAACTCTACGTGTATAAGTACCGATTGCAATTTCAGTTGGTGAGATAAAACGAAGTATTCCATCAATATGTCCTATTTCATCGTCTACTTGAGTTGGTAGTACAATTACTTCTTCTAGTTCAAACTGATTTTTAATGGTTTCAATTAATAAACGTTTTGACCATTTTGGGTTCTCTCTAAATATTGAGTCAAGAATAATTAAGGTACCGTTTCCATTGTATGTGTAGTTTCCTCCATCCCAAGTAATTGGTTCATTCTTTGATTGAACAAGTGGAGAATTAGGATAAAATTTAAAATTCATACACCACCCTGCACTATTATCTATAGTTGGTTCTTGTCCTTTGTGATAGCTTGGATTGTATTTAAACTTGAAACCAAAATTGTAATTAGTCCCCATAGTACAAGAGAATGGTCCGAAATCACGTACCCAAATATCCTCACATTCCATAACGTGAAGATTGAGACGATTTGATAGTACTCCAAGTGTTTGGATTAAATCAGTTAAAGGATCTACGTTATTTATAATATCATCATCACAACGTTGAATTAATAAATCAATTTGAATCTTACGATTACTTCGTAATATTGTTTTAATAAATTGATGGTAAAATGGAAGTAGTACCTCTCGAGATACCTCATTACTACTTTCGTTAGATTTAATTGATCTTGGGTATACGAGTACTGTACTCTTTGGTGTTTCCCAGTCTGGAATTAGTCTCATACTTCTACAATTGGAATGGTTATTTTATGTTTTATATCTACTTCTGATTTTACCTTACAAATATCCATTAAATCAGTCTCACCCTTCTTAATCAATATTAAATCATAAATAGATATAATATAGTCGAGTTTTTTCTCTTCTAAAGATACTCCCATTATACCGAGAGCCATCTTCATAAACTTAATTTTGTCTTCTTGTGACATGGTTATTCTTTTACAAGTTGAAATTGAACTGATTTTAAATCTTTTCTGCCTACAAAATAACACTGTCCTCTGTTTTTAAAGATAGAATCTTGAGAACAATCATCAGTATCATTAAAGAAACATAAGTCACATCCAATCTTTTCTACAACTTGAAGTATCTTTCCATTTTCCACTTCAAACTTATCTCCTATTGGTCTTTCCATAACTAAGCTTCGATAATTGGTTCGATTGTATAAGTAATGTGTTTGTTCACAAGTACTCTCGTATAATTACGTTTTTTAAATCTAAGTGATAGATACTTGGTATTGATACGAGTTACCTCATAAGTTCCACCAATTAAAAAATCCTTAAATTCGTCACAGAATAAAACACCATCTTCCACAATAATGTGAATTTTACAATCACTTTCGTATAAGTTCTTGTATGATGATTGTTTTTGTTTAAGTAGTGCATTTACTAATTTACCTGAGTATTTTAGAAAAGGAGCAGAAGGTACAAGTTTGATTTCTGGTGTTTCCATTATTTTAATTTATTCGTTATTTACAATCCTTCTTTCAAATACAAAGATAAAGAAAATCTCCGAATTTTCAATACGAGAATTCGGAGATTTTTCTAATATAAGTAATGAGCAGTTACTTCTTAGTATTATATAGGATCAAAGTTTCCATAATGTTGATTATCTATTGCTTCGTCTTGAAGTGATTGAAAGTGTAAATCAAGAGCTTCTTGATCTGGTTCATAAATACATTCACAATTTCCACAAACTTCATCCTTCCCACAATCACAAACTACTTTAGGAATTCCTTCAATAATTTGTTCTTCAAGAGCAGACATAACTTTACCAGATATTTCCATCCAATCAAGTTTAAATTGTTTGATATCTTCTTCTGAAATTGGGTTTATTTTAAGAATTGGTTGCCATTCACCATCCAAAAATTCTTCAACAACCATTTGCTTAGTTGCTTCATCCATTGGAAAATAAATTTCGTCAAATGTTTGTTTTTCAATCCAACGAGTTTCTTTACCTGGTTCCGATATTTTATAACCATCAATACTTTCCTCTTCTACTGGGAAATAATCACCAAGTTCTTTATTGTAATCACCTAAAGTCATTGCTTCGGCTTTACAAATCATTCCACAAATAAATAGTTTTGAGCTCATAGTTTTGTTTATTTTATAATCAGTATTTTGATTAATATTTAATCAGTATAGTTATTTGATTAATAGCTTGAGCATTACTTGATTGGTATATAATCAAGTACGTACCCATAGGCCACAGGTATCTACTCAATTTTAAGTATATACTCACCTAAACAATCAATGTGATATCTTTGTTTCCCAAGTTCATAACAAAATTGAAATTTAGATCGTTCTCTCAAATTTAGATTATACCCAAAATCCTTCTTCACAACCTCAATCTTATTTTTAGCATCCTCTCTCGATGGAATCAAAAACTTACGATATAACTCTTGAATTTGATTATTTATTCCTTTTACATCAATATCTTCACGATTAGCTAATCGTAATATTGCAGGGTTTTCTTGTTGAATTAAAGCCAATAACATCAGTTCCTGCGAATATATTTTATCCGGTGTAGAAATCAATACTAATTCACCATCGTCTTTAATCGACGGTATTATAACTTGATAAAGCCACGAAATAAATCGATCTTTCTCACTAGGAGAACCTAATGAGTTGTATTGTAAAATATACTCATCGAGAATTATTTTATTCCATTTCTTACGTAATCTACTAGGGACCCTCTCATTTTCTCCCCAATTCCATCCATCACGTTTCGAATGTGTAAATAGCAATACTCCCTCAGGGTCTTCCATTTGCATTTCTTTGGCTGCAGTTGTTTTACCGCAAGCTCTTGGACTGATGTAATGTATTATTTTCATCACTAGTTTTTTAATTATGGCACCAACAATTGCAAGTTTGTGGGTGACAATTTCCACCCAAACACCTGTGACAAGTATATAGACTACCAACCATATCTTTTACTACTTGGATATTAATTCGGAGTGTTGTGTAATCTATTTTCATAATATTGTTTTATAATTTTTCTTTTACTATCTTCCAAAAATCTAATCGAGTACTGAGTAAAATTGGATGTCCATAATCAAACTTCTTTATTTCGTCCATTATTTCTAATACTACATATTTTGCATTGTCTCCGAATTGTGCTTTTAATTCTTTGACTTTTTGATTAATCCTCTCCATTACGGTATTAAAATATTTGCTTCGTATAATACTACTTTATCGTGCCATAGTTGGAGTATTTGAGATGTTCTCCATTCGGGAGTTTCTGGGTTCATCGGTTCCTTCTTAGTTTCTTTGTTTTCTGGGTCGATTACTTTGAAGTTGAACAATTGCTTAAGATCTTCGATAGGCATATCCTTTACAATCATTTTGGCAAAGTCCCTGCAAATACGTTCTTCTGTTAAGTGCTCTGGTGCTGCCTTAAGCAACACTTTGGTTATTCTAGCTTCTGCTTTATAAATTGGCATAATTATCGTTTTTTGTTTTTACGTTCTTTTGCTCTGCGTTCTCTCCTATTTTCATAGTGGAAAGGTATTTGTAAGCGATTTATTAGGATGCTTCTTTCGTTGGCTAATTTTAAGTGATTTGCAACTATTGCTTCTTCAGGTTGTCCAATGATAATTAATTTTTGTTTTATGGATTCTACATTTTCGATTAGATCATCCTTTGTAATGAATTCCACGGAGTGTCCTCTAGCTTCTAGAGCGTGTAAGACTGCGGATCCTATGCAACTAGGTCCACATCCTAATACTCCAATATGTTGTTTATTCCTTATCATTTCTTACGCAATAAGGTTTTAAATCTTCAATATTCGCAATAATTTCTGTAGTCAAGATAATATTCATTGGGGTTATCTTGTGTATTTTACATCTTTGAGCTACTCCCTCTTTTCCGATAATATCCCCTTGCTGAACAATCTCTCCATCACTCAATCTCTTTATTCTGGTAATTGAGTAATTATTTGCAATCATTTCTTCTAAATCATACTCATAAGTAGTGTTGATTGTAAATCTACCATTTGATTGCTTATAATACCTATTTCCTGGAATGTCTTGAAATTCAAGTATTTCGTAAGTTGGTGGTGTTACTTCTTCCCAAAATTCAGGATAGTTTTCGACTTCCTCAGAATGAATAGATTTCTGGGTGATAGATTTATCCTCTGGCATATACCAATTATTCCCCTTAAATACTATTTCTAAACCACTTTCCCAATTGATTGGTAAAGCAGGATATTTCTTAAGTAATTTAAACTTTCTCATTATATTATAATTTACGTATTTTCCAATCTGTGTTTTGTGGGTAATTCTTGTACTCCTTCGTTTGTTGTAAGGTTGTTTTACAAGATATAAAGAGGATTGCGATTAGCAATATTAAATAGTATTTGTTTTTCATATATTTTTATTTAAATATTTACGCATTAAATGTACTCTACTCTTTACTGTTCCGATTGGTATATCTAGTTTTTCTGCTATTTCGTGATATTCATAACCACTTGATACTAGCATTATTGCTTCTCTCCAGTTTGAATTGGAGTGATTATTGATTAGATTAACTACTTGCTTTAAGAGCATTGTATTTTCTATGGAATCTATTGAAAATGGATGCTGCTTATCTGTGATTTCGTTTGTTTTTATCGATTTTTTCTCTTTGCGATATTTATTTATAAAAGTATTTCTTTGAATTGTAAATAACCAAGCATTTAAATTAGTACCCTTTTTAAATAAGTGTTCTTTCTCTAATGCTCTTAATAATGAATCGCCTACCAAATCCTCTGCTTCTTCTTTATTTTGAAGTAGAATCATGGCATTTTTAAGTAAGACTGGTCTTTTTGCAAAAACCATCATTTGAAAGTCACTCATTATTTTACTTTGATAATAGTGTTTTTAAGAACTCGTCTCCGTTTGGTTTATTATTGTCTGCCCAAGCATTAATCGCATCAATCTTGGTTTTTAAATCCATAAGTCCTTCGATAGACTCACCTCCCATATGAACCATTTGCTCAAATAGTTCTACATTTAACATTAAAAAATCTTCTTCTTTAGAAGTTAAAAGAGAGAATTCAAATTCCTTACCAGTTCCTCTTATTACTATAGGATGATGAGTTTCTGCTAATTTTGATTGTTTAACATTTTCTACAATCCCATCTAGAGCTTCATTAGGAAACATATTGGGACATCGGATAATTAAAATTGGCTTATTCATGATTAAAATCTCCTATTAATAAAATCATTCATAATCATCCAGTTAATATCTTTACCTTTTGCTTTTACTGTTTTTACTGCTTTTACTGTTTTTACTTCAACTACTTCCCTTTCTTTTTCACTTTCCTTTAAGGTTTTATTGAAGAATTCAATAATTTCTTTTGCTTTAGATTGAGCTATTTCAAGTCTTTCCTTAGCCTTAAGTTTTTGACCTTTAACTTCATCAATAGATAAGTTTTCTTCCCAAGTAGAAGTACCTTCTTTGTACTTTATTACCATAATAAATGGGTATTTCTTAGTTTTCATATTGTTATAGTTTGATTTTGTAATTTAAACATTTCTTGTGAAATATGGGGGTACTCATGAAATACTAAATAGTTTGAGCTACCTAATACTACATTATAGTTTTTCATTATATAATTATAAATTACTTCTGGAATACTTATTTCATCAATGATAGTCCAGATTTTATAATGTTCGTTACCACCTTCAATTTTTATCCCTTTATACCCATGATTTTTAATCATTTGCTCAAGGATTTCTTTAGGTGTTTGGATCATCTTTTAAATTTTTATCAAATTTTTCTCTATATTTATTATACTTCTTAAGTTCCTTTTTATCTAGGTGTGATTTATATGATTTTTTACCTACGTTATAAAGGCATAAGAGTAAAAATATTATTGCAACCCATTCTGCAATAGATTTTGGCATATTACTTAATTTAAGAGATTAGTTAATACACCCCAACACCATCTTAAGGGAATATCTCCAAATAACCAGAGTGTCCAAAATCCTGTACAAAATAAGAATAAAAAAGTCCAACCATCCCAAAATGTAGGAAGTTTCTTAAGTGTTCCGTTGATATTAACTTGATTCTTTTTCATAACGATCTTATTTAAAATGTAAATTGAGTTTGTTTTGGTTTAAATGTTGTTTTATTTGCTACTGATTTAATTTCTGCTCTAAGTGCTTCTGCTTTTGCTTCTCTACATTTTATTTGTAAAGCTTTCATCATTGTATTTGCAAGTGAAAGTATTGTTTCTTCTGAAATAAATCCTTCTACTTTTGATTTATAAACTAAGGTATAAAATTTATCACTCTTAAATACATATTCCTTTGGTAGGAAAGGGATCATTTTTGGTTCAATATTAAGTGATACTACAATCTGAAACGCTCCCTTTTCTATATTTATATGGAAATTGGGATGATCGTCATTAGTAAACGATATCATAATTTAATGCTTTTTCAGGTGTTAAATATTTCCACAAACCTTTTTCAACTTGAACCCTAACCAATTTACTTAGGTCAGGACTTACAATTTTCTTGCTCTTGAGTTGTTTTTTAGCTCTTTTGGCTAAATACGATCCACTACAACCGTAGTAACCTAAATCTGGTTTTAATTTGGTTGGTTTTACTTTGGTAGTCTGTCCCATAGTTAATTAAGTTGTTTGGTTGAAGTTCCTGAATAAGATACACCTTTATTTATTCCGATATTTTGACCAAATTTGGTACCTGCACTATGTGCACCCCAATCTCCTGCACTCTCTCCTCTTGTAGTTGTAGTATTAGGGTGTTTTACTTTCATAAAGTCCTTTATTTTAGACTCATTTTTTAGAGCTATATCTTGAATCAATTTTACAAGTTCTTTTGATGTTTTTACTAAACCCAAATTACCTTCTTCAGTTATTTGATTCAGTATAGCTTGATTCTCTGACTGAAGATCAGCCATAAATTGTTCTTTTTCCTTTTTATATTTTTGATTTAAACCAGAAACTGCTCCCAATAAGAAACTACGAATATAAACACTTCTTTCTGGAATATCCACTACTTTCAGATTTTTAAGTTTATAAATCTGATATTTACCTTTCATAGAATCACTATAATCAGAAGGCATAAAATCATTCATTGTAGAGATGAACTCTGGATAGGTGTAATTAAACCAATTTGATGCTTCTAATAAACTAGAACAACTTTTTGAATATTTATTTCTTGTATTTACAACAAGTTGTGAGTAAGTATTGTTTGCTGCTGCTCTGAATTTCTCCTTAATCACATCAAATAAAAATAAGCAACATTCAACATTCGAAGCTGTTCCAATTAAATGGAATGAAGTATTGCCTAAAAATAAAGCACTGCAGAAGTTGTTTCTTGCAATGGTATTTATTAGCGAACTTTCCCAAGTTCCCTCTGTTTTGTTTTTATAAAGTGAGTTGAAGATTGAGGTTTCTTGGATTGGTTCTTCAAATCTTGGTTTTTCCCTATCTCCACCAATGTTTGCAATATCTTCAACAGTGATTTGATTAATTGTCATTAAACGATTTGCATGAGCTGCAAATATTTCTGCTTCTTCAATTTCACCATTCTTTTTTGAGCTATCTGCTTTGGCAAGCAATTTAGCTATTTTTTCTGCTACAGTCTTCATTACAATCTTTTTTATTTGGTTAACGAATAAATATCTTCTACTACTAACGAACTGGTAATATCTTCTTCAAAATCGCTACTACTACCTACTACCACTTCACCACTCAACAATCCACGAACAGCAACATCTGAAATAGCAACTACTCTTACTTTATCGCTTCCTACACTTAAATCAAATATCATACCTTTTTTCATAACGATCTTTATTTATATTGATCAATAATATATTTTTTAACTTTATACCAATCTATTGAATAGACTTCTCTCTCTATTGGATCCCCAAATTTATCTACATTTCCATCCATGATTTCAATTAAGAACCTACATTTATGGTTATAATTAACGACATACTCTTCGTTTTCCTTAATCCATTCATGAAGCATTCTCACAGCATCCATAAAATTAAGAGCAAAAGTATCACCAACTAAATTAGTTGTTTCATTCTTAATATTCCATTGTTTATACATTCCAGTTTCAATATAACCAAATGCTGTACAAGTAGCCTTAAATACTGGATATTGTTTTGTTGGGATAATGTAATCTTGAGCTGACATACAATCTAATTTAATGGTTAAATATTCTAAATCCTTAATAATATCCGAAGGTACGAAGGATTTTTGTTAAAAGATGTTAAAATTTGTTAAAAGATGTTAAAAGATGTTAAAGGATGTTAAAGTTTAATAACTAAGCCTATGCTTAGTTTGAAATTCAGTAGTAGTAAATAATCTACGTTTAATTATTGATAAACAAATTTCATCTTTAATTATAGTCTGTAAAATATTTTCAAGACTTGTTGGGAATGTTATAGTTACTTTTGTATTGAATTTATCAGTTAAACTAATTGAATTTTTATCTTGAACTATAGTTATCTCTTCTTTTAACTGTTCAAGTGTTAAATCTCTAAGTGTTTTTGTACTTTTCATCGTTTCATTGCGCTTATTTTAGCAAGTAGTTGCTGTTTAATTGATAGTATTTCTTGAGCTTCTGTAAAAGGAAGATTGTGTGGTTCTTGACTTATTACGTCCTCAATTGCAAATTGTTCTTGTTTTTTTGCTATTTCGTTGAAATCATAAATTAAATTTGTCGGATAAACTATTTCTTCCTCTAAAATATTTGCTGATCTTGCAAACCCTGAAAATTTAGCATAGTAAGAATTGGCTAATCTATTTACTATATGCAGAGGATTGATCCCCAATCGAGCTGCAACATGACTTACAATTAAAAATGATAGATTGAAGTCCTTAAGTATCTCTTGTTGAAGTTGATGTTTTATAGAAATTTCGGCAGTAATATCTAGTTTTCCATTAATATTTATTACATCTCCTTCTGTTTCTTTACGAATTGCTGCTAATAAATCTAGCAATGCTTTTTCGTCAAGTTTAGAGGAAGTTGTAGAATAAATATCTTTTCTTACTCCATACATATTGGTTAACTCTTCAAGCCTTACCTTTTTATGAGTAAGTCTTAAATCATCTATACTTTCTTTGTATTGAGTTCTTAATTCCTGAATTGTTTCAATATGTTGTTCATAAAAGCATTGGAGAGAAACTAGATCGACTTCTTCTACACCCCAATCTACTCTAATTACCTTATAAATATCTTCTGGAGTATAGAATCTCCCAAACATATCTATTATTTTTGATGATTTCTCATCTAACCACTGACGTGAAATTTCTGGTATTGAAGTATCTAAGTACTGATGACGCATTTTACGGAACTTTTCCATCTTGAGCTTAAAGCTCTTAACTTGTTCCATAACTCTTTCTCTTTCAGTAAACCCTAAGTGAGTGACCTGAGATTTAATTTTAGAAATACTGTCGATGCAATCTATTGTAATTTTTGCATCTGAAGTCTTTATAAATCTATCCTCAGATTCAAATACCTCTACCTTTAAAGCTAGAAACTCTTGTTTTTCTGGAGAGATATCTTCCTGGTTATTTTCTGGAATAATTAGTTTGTTACTCATCTTCAATTGTTTTAGTAAAGTGTTTGTCCAATTCTACTTCCTCAAGCCAATTCAAGAAGAATTCTTCCGTATCCCCTATTATTTGAGAATTAATTTTCTTTTTTCTATAAGTACTAGATATAACATATCCATTTTCTACCATTACAGTGAAAATTTGGGATTTATTATCTACTAAATATCTTGTAATCATTTTATTTCTATTGATCTATTTTGTTCATCTAAAAATACTTCTAGCTCTGGACTCAATAAAATAATAAAGTCTAAAAATTTCTTTCTGAAAATAGGATCAGATATATAAAAATTATATATCTTTTTCTTTGAAAAAATTATACTACTATGATCCCTTCCTATTAATTCCCCAATTTCTCTTAAATTACCTTTTAATAAAACTGAGTAGCACCATACTCTTATAATCATTATTTCAGAGTAAACTTTAGATCCCCCTCTCCTATTTCGTACCCTTTTTGCTGTTTTCTTATCTATTACCCCCCAATAGGTATCTATTTGGGTGTCAATTATTTCCTTAGTTAAAATACAACCTACTCCAGCTTGATAAGGGATAGTTGATTGTTTACTTAGCGAGTAATATTTTTCCATCTTCCAACAGTCTTTTTAATATAATATTATATGATTTGAGCTTACTTTCAAACAATAATCGTTTATGCTCAACCTCTTTCTCAAATTCAATTCCATACTTAGTAAGCAAATCTGCTTCATTTTTTGCTACTATTTTTATTTGTTTTTTATTAAATTCATCAGTTAGAACAATTAATATAGTTACTGACTGAGAATCCTCAACATCATTAGCTAGATCTACACCACAAATAAGTGCTGTAGAGACAAATGGTAATCGTTTTGCTATTTGTTCCATTTTAAATAAAATTAAAGGGAGATTTCTCTCCCCTTTGTTAAAATTTTCCTGTATGTCCGAATCCGCCTTCTCCTCTTTCTGTTTCTGATAAAACTTCTACTTCTTCCCATTTAACCTGATCAAATTTTGCATAGACCATTTGAGCGATTTTTTCACCATGCTCTATAATCTGATCATAAGAACTTGTGTTGTGCAAAATAATTGCGATATTTCCTCTATAATCAGAATCAATAGTTCCTAAAAAACAAGTAATTCCTTTTCTTTTTGATTGTCCTGATTTTGGTCTTATTTGAAATTCTCCTCCAGGAGGTAATTCAACATATAAACCTGTTTGAAAGGTTATTCTGGCCCCTGGAGATAAACATATCTTTGTTCTCGATAACTTATTGACAGTTCCTTCTTCTATTGAATAGTCAACTGTTAGATCTGCTCTCAAATCCAACCCTGCAGACATTGCAGTAGCATAAGTTGGAAGTGGAAAGGGTGATTTATTGATTATCTTCACTAACTGTTTTTGCATTTTTTCTTTTACGTTGAATGGGTTTAGATTCTTCTGCAATGGGTTCCGGTATAGATGGCTTTAATTCTTTCTCAATAGCAAATCTTAAAATCTGCATTTGAGTTAGTTTAATATTACCATCACTAAGAGCTTTTTTAATTTCTTCAATTGTTGCCTCTAACCCGACAACTACTTCAGATAAATTAGGAACAAATGAGTAAAAATAAGTTCCATTTTTATCTACCTTTTTGGCAAATCCAATCGAAACTAAATAATAAACATATTGAGCTAAACCACCTTTTGAATGTTGATAATTCTTCATAAGTTGGCCCATAGTGTATTCTTTAGGGAATATTTTCTTAAGTTCCCTAACTTCAGTACAAAGAGCATCAAATTGCTCCTTGTACTGATTTAAGTTCTGAGAAGTTTCAGACATGATTACTCTTCTTCTTCCTCAGCCGGTAAAGCGATAGCCTGGTGATAATTGGCTCCGTCGAAACAAATTCCGCCTACTGGTTCCCAAAATTCTTCCATTGCTTTCACTACTGCTTTTGTTACTGCTGCTGTTGATTTTTCTGAGATAATTTTGTAATCTTCGTACATGGTTTTAATTTTTAAATTTATGATTAAATAAGAACTTTTGTAAATTTCAATTGTGATTCTTCTTTGCGTTTTGGAATATGAGTAAATTTAAACTCCCTTAATTTAGGAATTTCTCCTTTTGCACATTTCCTTACATTTGAGACAGATACCCCAAGATGACGACCTGCTAAAATAGCATTTTCAAATTTACCTAAGCAAGTATCTTCAAGAGTATAGGCATAGATAATTTGGTTTCTTACTTGGATACCTTCTGCCGGTCTTTCTCCTTTTTCGTATTTATCCTTATAAATCCACCAAAATCCTGCTCCTTTATAACCCTTTTTAAGGGCTTGATTAATTAGAGAGTGAGGGAGTAAGAGGGCATCTTTGATTTCAACAATAGATTTCCACTCTTTTATCTCTTCCCAGATGATACCTTCATCATTGAAGGTACCTTTTAATTGTAAGATAGGTTTTTCTTCTGCAATCATGACGGTTTAAATTTATATTCTAAAAAATTGATCTTTAGGTACACAATAAGGCATATCTGCTACTACATTTTGTCTTTCAAATCTGCGAAGATACTGGGCAATATCATTTATTGATCTTTGATCTAAATCAATAAATTTAACAAAGTCCGCCTTCTTCCCTTGAATACAAATCACAGCCCAACTAGGAGATCTTAAGTGAATATCTGTCGCTACCTGAATGCTACCTACAGTATTCCTAAGGACTTTTTCTTGTTTATAACACTCATTTTTAGATATTTCTGCATTATCAGCATATTTAGCTATTCTAAAAGCAGTATCTTCTGTTAACTTTTTTAATTCCAAAATTTGATCTTTAAACAACCAATTGAAGAACTTTGATTTTAATAATTTAATTTGTTTTTTCATAACTATCTTTTTTAAATATCGTTTGAAACTACACCTGTAATATCTTCTTTTGTAAATTTAATTACTTTACCTTCATAAACAAGTTCCATATCCTTTAAAGAAGCATTTCTTGAAATCATTCCTTGTTCTCCACCTTTTAAACGTACAATATCTCCTTTTGAAATTGAGAATTTATCTCTTGAAGATACTGTAATAAAAGTGAACTCAAGTTTTGCTACTCTGCTCTCACGTTTGAAATCCAGCCCAAGATCAAGAAAGCTTGTGTGTTTGAAGCTCCAGTCACTAATAAAGTTTAATGTTTTCTTTGCTCTTGTGTAAGCAACATATTCTAAATTAGATTCCTGTACTTTCTGCCAATCTTTCTTAGCATATTTACTTGGCATTAAAAACTCTTCAATAATGTGAACGTTTTCACTTTCTAAGCCCTTTGCTTTGTGAATAGTTGAGAAACAAATCCCTGCTTTACCATCTGAGAAAATGAACTCAATTTTAGAGATCAAATTATCCACAGTAAGAATATCGTCACAATTATCAACGATTGCTTCAAGTACTTGAATTTTATCTACTAAGATACGATAAGCAGGTAATTCTTCTCTGTCTTCGTCTAGTAAATATGGGTATTTTTGAGCAAGTTTTGATTTTACTTCTAAAAGTTCATTAGGTAATGATACTTTAATTAACATACTCAAAGAACGTTGTTTTTGTTTCTTGATCAGGTTAATTAAATTTATACCTATATCACCACCCTTTACATAAGCTTTCTGTTGTTGAGCAAGGAATTGAAGACACATTTTAACAAGTGGAGCTGTATTTCTACAAAGTACCATATCTCCATCTTTAATGGTTTTGTAAGAAGCATCTCTATCTACTAATCCTTCGCCTGTTCCTTCAAAATGCTCTAATTGAGGTACTATTTTCTTTGCCAAGTTAATAATTTGTCTTCCACAACGATAATTCACTGAAAGTGGGAAAGTAGTTGTATTTGGAATTGAAAGTAAATTGTTGAATGAATTTACATCAGCACCGGCAAAACCATAAATTGCTTGTTGAGGATCACCTACAGCAATAAATCTGCCTCTTGGTGATAAAGAACGAAGCATTAATTGTTGTTGAGCTTTGTTTAAATCCTGGCACTCATCAATATAAACGAAATCATATTTAATTAATGTGATATTCATTTTAATTGGAATGTAAAGCATATCTGCATAGTCAAAATTGCGAGTATCTTTATTACACACTTCAAGAATGGCAAGTGCTTTTTCAATTTCGCCATTTAAGATTTCAACTTCGTGTTTTTCTGCCAATTCAGATACTTCTGCAAATGTTTCAGCTAAATTAACTTTGATTAAGCCAACCAATTGCTCTACTCTCTTCATATATGTGTACTCAAGGCACTCTTCACCCCAATTCTGGGCCTTAGAAACTGCCTTCATTGCATTCCATGTTTTCCAATTATCCAATTTAACTCGGCCAAATTTGCGAATAATTGCATTCCAACCTAAACTATGGCAGGTCTGAGTTGTTACACTTGAAGGTATTCTGCTCTTAAGCTCTTCAACTATTGCTTTGTTGAAAGCTAAAAATAAAGCTGAATGATTAATTGGCAAATACTTGATTGAAGATACAATGGTATAGGTCTTGCCGCTTCCCGCTACTGCGGAAATAACTGCATTTCCTGTGCCCTGGGCGATAAAATTATAAATCGCTACTTGTTTTTCACTTGGTGTAATTGTTGCCATAACTATCTTATTTACTTGGTTGTTATTAATTGACTCGATCATAGAACTTAATCTTAATTCCCAAAGGTACGAAGGATTTTTGTTAAAAGATGTTAAAATTTGTTAAAAGATGTTAAAGAATGTTAAAATTTTCTTTAACTAAGTATGATGTTATTTGTTAGTATAGGTTCAGTAATATCAAGCTCATGAAATACATCAACTGGACCTTCTTTAATTGAATTTAAATAGATTGGAAGGTAATTGTGAAAATCATAACCATAAGCATCTACTATTCTTTCATCCATTGTATAATAAAACTCAAAGAACGCTTTATCTTTGAATAGGTTGTAGTTGTTGTAGGATTTAATTGTAGTAATAAAGTGATGTTTAAATTTACGTAAATGTGTTTCTTTAAGTCTAAAATCAAGTCCTTCTAAGTTTGGAACATGATAAAATTTAACACCAATTGAATTGAATAATATTTGAATTTGTTTATATTCTGCTGCAATATGATCTGCTCTAGTTCTTAATGAAATTACAGATTTACTTTCGTGATAATTCATTATATCGAGTACTCCAGATAAAAATAGTCTGCGTTTTTCTAGGTTGAGGTTAAATATTTTTGGATTAAGTTGCATAAAATAATCCACAACAACTTCAACTCCTAATCTGGTTAACTTTAGTACGAAACAATTTTTAGATTTATAGTTCTTTTTAGTTTCAATCTTAGAATCAGCCAATTTTGTATTTAATAGGAATTGAATTAATGTAGTTATGGTTTTAGCTCTTAATTCAGATCGTTGAATATAAATCTGATCATCTTTAATTGATATTAATCCCTGCATAAATAAAGCACCTTGTAAATAAAGAAACGTGTTTTCAAATTTGTGTGAAATAATTGGTAGTTTCTTATCGGCACTTAAAGGATCAAATTCAAATACTGGAGATAATAGATAATCGAGTACTTTTGCATCTTTTAAAGCAGTTTTCTCGGTTTCTGGAGTTTGATTGAAGAAATATAAAAAATTGGTTGGGTGTAGGTTTACATTGTCTATGTTGGAGATAATGCTTATTGATTTCTCTTCAACTCTTGAGAGTTTAGTGTAGGGGATAAATTGCTTATCTCTATTTAATAGGAAACCTTGTTCAGGCGCATTTTTTAGTTGAAGTATTCCCTTATTTGTATAGATATAATTATTTTGATTTATATACATTTGTTTCTTATTAAGTTCTTGTATCTTCGAGATACATTGTAAATTGTTTATAATTAGCTAATTGATCTGCTTCTTCGTTGAGAATATTAATATCTTCTTCATTATTTCTCCCATGTCCTCTTATCCAATTTATTTTTATATTAGTAAATCTTCTAAATTGTTCTAAGTACCTCACAATTAAGTCCTTATTTGCTGTTCCTAGAAAATCTTGTTCTTCCCAGGATCTATACCATTGTTTTTGCCAAATATAACAACTATATTGATTATCACAAAAAATTTCAATTGGAAGATGAGTAATATTTACATTGGATAGAGCTTCAATTACAGCAATTAATTCCATTCTTGGACTAGTTGTATTAGAGAATCCTTTAGAAATAGTAATTTTTTCATTTTTATATAAGAGAATAATTCCAATTCCGCCCAATTTTATTTTTCTATTACAAGAGCCATCAGTAAAAATAACTATTTTTGAATTTTTTAAGTTATCTATTTTATCCATTTCTTAAGATAATTAGTTGCTGATTTAAGTATCTCTAAATTATCATCAAAAAATCCCAATCCTGCATTACATTTATTGCACAAAGCCCCTCTATTTTGTTTAGTTTTATGGCAATGATCTAAAACAGCAAATCTATCTCCTTTTTCTTGATAAGCGCCAATTTTAATTTCTTTCTTACAAATTGGACAAATAAAATTTTGTTCTTCAACAACCTTAATAAATTCTAATCTCGTTATTCCATATAATTGGAGGTATTTGGTATTTATTTGACATTTAAAACACCTCGTTGCAATTTTCTTTGTTGCCTTGATATCTGGGTTAAATTCACTAAAATCCTTGATTTTTAGACAACCTGTACACCTTTGTTTTCCTTCAAGGGAAAGTTTTTCTCTTTCCTCAATATGGAGATAGTAATCTGGGTTTTGTCTTCTGTAGCGAAGCATTTGTTGTTCATTTAGACAAATTTTACATTGTCTAGTAAAACCATCAACACAACTACTATTACTATTATAAAATTCTAATGATAGGGGCTTACTCTCCCCACATTTTGTACAAATTTGATATTTTTCTAAAATTGGTTCTACTTTCATTATTTATATATTAGAGTTCTTCCGTTAATTTAAAATAAATGATTATGATTTAATCAAGAACTCATTGAGTAAGGTAAGTATTCTATAGATCTCCAAATGCCGTTAAACTTAATATCTCGAATAGGAATTCGATTTATAGCTTGAATTACTTTTGCACTATCTCCAATCCCTTCTAACCAGTGTCCTTTATTTTCAAGTAAAAGATTAGTAATATTTGCCCCTCTAACTTTAGTACTTTCATTTGTAATGGAGTATTTTCCACCGCCTTGATTTGTAACAAAATACTCTCCTTCAATTTGGAAGATCAAATATCCTAGAGATGTTAAGTATGCAATATTGTTCCAGAATTCATTCATAGTAATAAGGATTAATAGAATTAATAAAATAATCATAGTTTGTCGTCTTTAATTTCTGGTAAAATTTCTTTTTTATAGTGAGCCGTAGCTCTTGCTTTAAGAGATTTTTGTTTATCTTGTAGAGATAAGTTGGAGAAACCACCAATTGATGGATAATTTACTTCTGGTTTATCCTCAACAATTTCCTCTAATTGTACTGGAGTTTTATAGATTGTAGTACATTCTGGGCAGAGTGGGTTTTCTTTTCTGTCGCTCCACACATAAACAGGGTATTTTACATGGCATTTTGGACATATAAAATTAACTTTTGAGTATCTGCTATTCGCCATTTCTTATTTTTGAAATTTGTTCATTCCAAATAGGATTGGATAATTCTTGTGCAGTAACCATTTTATCTATAAGTTCTTTACTCTTGTTTTCATACCAAGATATTTTGAGAAGTTCTTTTTGGATATCTTCACCCTTTTTCTTACCAAGACGATCTCTGTACTTTAAAATATTTCCTTCACAAAAGCAAAGAGCCCCATAAGTTCCCATTATAGATTCGATCTTATAGATTGATTCCATAAATGAATCTTGATAGTGTACTGCTGCTCCCTTTTCGTCGTATTCTCCTTTTTCTTGTTGTGGTGGAATTAATCCTTTAAAAGGATCATTTGGGTGATTATGTTCTTTTTTTAGAAATCTACTCTCTATAACTACAGGTCCAATGACGTGGTTAAGTCTCTCATAGTTAAGAATAGATAATCCCCTATATTTTCCTTCAGAGATATTTGGAGGGATGGAAGAAGGGTGGGGGGTATTAGATATCAATATTTCCATTTCTTTTTCACTAATAAGTAAAACAAGATTTTCTGGTATTTCTTCCATTCCCCCATTAATAATGGAATATACCAATTTTTTTAATTCAACTTCACTACTTGTAACTCTCATTTTATAGTAAGTTTTTGGTTAATTTATTGTTTTCACGTTCTAATGGATTTTGAATAATAGAGCTTGGTGGTTCTGTCCATGAAGTTGCAAGAGCAAAAGCTGCCCAAATATCTCCATTCATGTACTCTCTACCGCCATTGTGTTTTACACAATCATTCCAGATAACCTCATTTGGTCTTTTTTGAGTCTTATCATCTCCATATTTACCTTTTAAAACATTATTTATTGCTCCATCATTAACTCCATTCAGAGCATGACAGTGGTGCATTTTTACTGTTTGGCGAAATCTTAAATGGACCTCTTTATTATGGAAAAATTGTTTGAAAATACCAATCCATACACAAGTATCTATTGTATTCTGACCAATAGGCATACCATAGGAGGATACCATTTCAATCACAACACAATCAATATTTTGAAATCTTTGTTGCTCAAACTTAGATAAACATTCCTTATTTGGTAGGTAATTTTTATCTAGCATTTTTTCTCCATCCCAGAGTACATATGCTGATTCAATATTTCCAGGGTCAATGGCTAATATTATTTTCTTTTCCATATTTCAAATATAAGTAAAATTTCTAAATTCTCCAAGAAGGATTTTAAGAATTTTCTTTGTAGTAAGGTATTGCTTCACCGTCCTTTTTACGCACAATTAAATTAGGAACTCCTAAGATATTGTGTTGAGAAAATGTAATAATTTCAACTGTTTGTTGAGTGAGATTAATCGCTTTAACCAATCCCTTGATTCCCTGCGAATCTACACTCTCTACGATCTCATCTAGAAATAATAAATCAAGTCCTCCTGTTGGAGATGTTATATTGATGATTTTCTGCAGTGCTAGGATATTGGCTACTATTAATCGGACCTTTTCACCAGAACTAAATCTGCCAAATAGTCCACAAGGCATCCCATCTCTAAATATCTCTGTTTCTATTTCCTCTCGTAATGTTTTACCATCAGCCAAATAGCGATAGCCATTTAAGTTGATAGACATTCCCGATCCCATTTTATTGAGATAGTGGTTGGTAAAGGATGAAATAGTATTTAGTGTTTTATTTACCAAATAGACCTTAAACTTACTAAAAGCAGTTTTAATATCTTCTTTATTTACAATAGATGATTGAAGGTCTTCTTTGCTTTGTTTGATTGTAAGTATTTTGGTTTTGATCGATTCGATTTGTTTATCGTATCGAATTAATACGCTATCTAATCCCTTATCTACTTCTAATTTTTTAGTTTTCAGAGTAGTAATTTTATCAGATACTTTCTTTATATCTCGATCATATCTCTCAAGTGTATTTTTAAGACTCTCAATATCACCTGTTAAATTGGTAATAGTCCAATCACATTTAAAGAGTAAAGTATTGTAACGATCAAGATCCTTTTTAGCTCCATTAATAATGAGTTCAATTTCTTCAAGTACTTCCTTGCATTCTGTTAAGTCATTTGCGATAGTTAAAATTCTACCTTCTGTAGCTTTAATAGCTATTTGAAGGTTAATCAATTGAATCTTATATTCTTCGAGAGTATTATTTTTATCTCCTAAAATAAATTTATGATCGCATTTTGGACAAGCAATTTCACCGGCAATTTTAATTTTTAATTTTGATTCTTCTTGTTTTTCAAGTGAAAAGAATTTTACTTCTTTACTATTTTCGTCTTCTAGGTCCTTAATTTGCTTCTTAGTAAAAGCATGGTCCTCTTTACATTCGTCAAGAAGAGGAGTATAGAGATCCACAAATTTAGAATATCTCATTTGGTATATAAAGAGCTTTTGCTTTCTCTTTTTATCCAAAATAAGTTCAAGTTCCTTATCTGATTGAAGTTGTTCTTTATCCTTAATTAGATCATTTATTTCTGCTTGAATCTGATTCTTCTGTTCTTGGTAAAGAGATTCCCTATTTTTGAGATGGTTCTTCTTTTCAACTTCATAAGTAGCAAGAGAACTCTCCTCAGAAACAACTTGAGTATCTATGGAGGAAATTGATGTTACCAAAGTAGCTATTTCCTTATCTACTTTTGCATTAATTCCTTCTAAAATACCTAAGTTGGCAAAGCGAACAATAACTTCCTTTTTCTTTGTATCAGTACACATAAGGAAAGGGGTTGTTTTTTCCTTATGAATAATAAAGTAACTAAGAAGATCTTGTTTAGATAATCCTATTAAGTGTAAAATTTCTTCATTATACTCAGAAATACCACTTTTAGTAGTGTTTCCTTGTTTATGGCTTTCTTTTATCTTAACAATTGCTGTTTTAGTTCTGTAAATAGTTCTCTCGATATAAAGTGTTTTTTCTTCATTCAGAGTATCTACAAACAATAGAGATAGAGGAGATTCATCCTCCCCGTCTCTAATTAGATCTACAGGGCGAGCATCCTTCCGGAATACTTCGCCTGTAGTAACTAAAGAAATGGTCTCGAGGATTAATGATTTCCCCGAGCCATTGCTTTCCTGTCCTTCATCATCAAGATTTTCTCCGGTAATTAAGGTGCAAACCCCTTCAACCAGTGATATCTCAACATCCTTGAACGAACCAAGATTTTTTGCTTTAATTTGTTTTAGTTTCCACATCTGATTGTACAGGTTCAGTTTTAATTTCTTCTATATCTCCTGTTTGAACATTTAGTCTTTTTGTATCGTCATTCCACACCATTACCCACCAATCGATATCCTTCTTGCCTTCTGTGCGTTTTTGAACAGCAATCAACTTGGTTTTGGTTGGTTTATCAAATGGTTTTACTTCTGCAGCAAGTCCAAGGTAATAAATAGCTTCTGCATATTTTGATTTACCAGAAGCATCATCACCAAAAGCTTTGAACTTCTTAAAATGCTCTTCTTCTTGCTCAAACTTGAACTCAAGAATATTAAATTCATCATTGAATTTTTCTTGAGTAATTTGGTTCATTTTAAGTTGAATATGAAGGTAAATTTCTTCTTTTAACACCCAAAATTCAGGATCTTTGATTACATCAGAAACAAAGTTTATTGTAGATTCAATTTCTTCATCTCCCCAAATGGTTGGGGTGTAATTTGGGTGAATTTTACCGGCTTTTGTTTTAAATAAACCAAGTTTATCAGCGACATAAGCATATTCTGAAACTGAATCTATACCTTTACCGTAAACAATATCGAATTTGCATTCCTTGAATGGTGGAGCTACTTTGTTTTTAATTACTTTTACAAGAGTAGCATTCGAATCCTTGATCTCTTCTCCGTTTTCTGTGTGTTTATTTACTGATTTACGACGAATATCCAAACGTACAGAAGCATAGAATTTTAATGCATTTCCTCCTGTAGTGGTTTCTGGTGAACCATACATTATCCCAATTTTCTCACGAAGTTGATTTATAAAAATAATTGTAGTTTCTGTTTTTGAACATACTGCTGTAAGTTTTCTCATTGCTCTTGACATTAAACGAGCATGAACTCCAACGGAATGATCTCCCATTTCTCCATCAAGTTCTGCTTTAGGAACCAAAGCAGCAACACTATCCACAATAATTATTGATACTTCCCCAGAATTTACAAGAGATTCAACAATATTTAAAGCGTGTTCACCATTATCTGGTTGAGAGAAAATAAGAGCATCTAAATCTCCTCCAATAGCCTCAAAATAAGTTGGGTCAAATGCGTGTTCTGCATCAACAAAAGCTGCCGGTTTACTTGTTGTTTTTTGTGCTTCTGCAATACAATGTAAACATAAAGTTGTTTTACCCGAAGATTCAGGCCCAAATATTTCAATAATTCTCCCCTTTGGCATTCCACCAATTCCTATTGCTAAATCCAATCCTAAACTACCTGTTGAACAGAGTGGAGGTACTATACCTACATCATTTAAACTAACTACAGAATTATTTCCGTAGCTCTTATTGATCTGTTTAAGTACTCCTTTTAATTTGTCAGAATATTCCATATATTTTATTTAATATTATATTGTGGGGGTTACTAGAGTCAAACTAGTTTCTCAGGTTCATATATCTAACATTCTAAATATAGCTGCAGCCCTGTGTGTCTCAACTTCACCACACCCCCAATATTATTGTAGAATTAATTGTTTTATCCTAGGCCAAGAATATAGGTACTCGGCAGAGTAAACTATACCTACTTCTACCTTAAATTGTTTTGGTGATAAAGACAAAATGCAAATATTGTCAGATGCTCTAAATAGATTAATATTATTTTTACCATCTTTCCAATAAACAAGATCTCCTTCTTTAACATCAACTCTATGTGATGGGAAATCATTTCTAGTTACTCTAAATTTCTTAACAATCATAATTCCTATTTTTATTGATTTTTCACTAATTCAAATTGATTTATATCTTTTTCTCTAATCCACCATGTAAAACCATCATCACAAATTATATGGTATCCCTTTTCTGTAATATCTTTTTTAGGATTAAGCACAAGCCATATTTTCTTAAATACGTTAGCTTCAAACATTCCTATTGTCATAGGAGATATATTTAACCAAACCACTCCCCTATAAAAATCATAGTATTTTTTATACATGAGTTACTCTTTGTCTTCATTAAAACAATCAGGGATATTTTCACACTGAACTTCATTTGTACTACAACAAACTCCCTTTTCATTAATTGCACAAGCAGTTAAAGGACAATTTGCAATAAATATTTTTTCTTCTGGTTTCATATTAATCGTTTAAATAAGGTTCAAGTATATCGAATTCAAGTTGATTTATCTCACAAAATTCTTTGAGTGAGTTTTGTAAATCAAACTTTATCGTTTCTTCTTTTGGTGTTTCTGAAATAATAATTCCTTCCCCTTCAATTGTAGTTTTAATTTTAAACCCAAGTGATTTGAGTCTTTGAATATTAACTACTGACATTAAAGAGCGATCACCTTTAAAGTGAAGTCTTACTCTAGTAGCATTGTGATACATTTCAGCACCATATTTATCTACTACGTAGTCCTCAGTAAAAGTACCCTCTGACAGATTGATAATCTCCTCTTTCCAGATTGGGAATGTGAGAGAGTATTGTTTATGAGCACCACTTTGGTAGACAACAGTATAGCCCTTTTCTTCATCCTCAGAAAAGTAATCTTGGTGAGAGCTACCTATATAAAAAATATTTGTTCCAATTTTAGATAAATTGTGATAATGTCCTACAAATACTTTAGTGAAGTTTTTAAGTAATTTTATGGGAAGGGGGAATCGAATTGTTTTTCCCTCAGGGATAATTCCCTCTACTTCACAATGAGCACCTACATAAACTGGATTTGTTGATGTTTGAGCTAAATGCTTATTTTGTTCTAAAAATATTTCGTTTCTGCTGTCTTCAAAATAGGGGAGTAAGATAATACCATAAAGGTCTTCTTGAAAATATGTTGGGGTTGAAATTACTGTCACATTTGGGTGGAATTGGAATTCCAATAAATAGCTTGAAGTTCCTAGGGGATTCACTTTATCATGATTCCCTGGAATTATAATTAAATTAATATTGCACCTATCAAATTTGCTAAAGATTCGTCCTGCCGTAACAAGTACTTCTTCAGGTTGTTCCTTTCTTGTATCAAAAAAATCACCTAAGTGATAAACTGTCTTTATTCCTGCTTTTATACAAGCTTCTAGAAATTCATCAAATAATTTCTCAATAAAATCTTGATTTCCTACTCTTAAATGAGTATCTGTAATTTGGGCGAATAGTGGTTTATTCATGGAAAATATTTAAATATCCCCCAATAAAGGGGGATATTTGTGTTGAAATTTTTAAACTTACTTGCTTATTTCTTCTTGTATTTGTCTCTCAAAGAACTTGTACCGGTAGCTCTTGCAGAGGTTGAAGTTGGAGGAGCAGTTTCTTTTGCTGCTGTTGCAGCTGGAGTTTTGAAAACTGGTTTTTCTTCTTTTACTTCTTCCACCTCTTCAGCTTCCACCTCCTCAATAGATTCAGTAGCTTCTTCGGCAATTTCTTCTGCAACTTCTTCGGCAGCAGTTTCACCTTCTTCAGGATAGTACCTGTCAATTTCCTCAACGATTTCTAACCAATTATCGTTTTGAAAAGCATCATACCCATGTTCGGCATCAATAATCTGCAAACCATCAAGAGCTCTCTCGAAATCTTTTCTGGTGTATGAATTACGGAACATAGATTGAAGGGTTTCTACTTCTGAGAAAGCCTCAAGTTGAGACTCAGATAGAGGGGAATTTTTCTGCCAGAGCAAAGTTACTTTATACACATCTCCTTTTGCTTTTGCATCTGGAGTATATGTAATAACCACAGCTTTACCAGTATCCGGATTGGTGAAGGGATCCACAGAAATTGGTTCATTTGGATCTTCAACAATAGCCAATTCGTTCAGCTTGTTTTTAGTTCCATCGGTTACATTTACCATTCCAAAGAATGCTTCTCCCAGAGAATTGATTTTATCTGCATAAGCAACCCAGGACACACCAGCTTTAATACCTGTTTTCCAATTTAAGATTGGATCAAGTCTTTTGGATAGTTCTTTTTCGTCCTGAATTTCTTCCGTCAATTGACGAACTACAAATTTAATATACTCTTCGACGATATCCTTCTTGGTACCACCATGAGTGCGAGAGTTAAAAATAGGACGTCTTTCGATTTTTGCTTCGGCACCGTCCTTAGCAGGAATTTCCTGAGGAAGCCAAGCGATCACTTTTTCATAAATGAAATTCGATGTACCTGGGTGAGCAGGGTAAAACCTGAATTTATTTGCACCCTTTTCAATTTTGTGGAATTTAGCCCTGTTAGAGCCGTGAACTTGAGACTCAACTCTGTCTTTTTGTTCCTTCAATACCTCTGTAGAGGTTGCTTTAAATAATTTTCTATCTATTGCCATAAATGATTTTTGTATCTGGATTCTCACCAGACTAATTTATAATTAATACTAAACACAAATTCGATTTTCTATGGGATCGATAAACCTGGGGATCTAATGGAGTGCATCTTCTCAGTTTTTAATGGAAGGGGGAGGGGTGCGTTCGTTCGCTTATCCTCCCCCACCAGTTAATAATCAGGCGATTTTCGCGGCATAGCTCGAAGCAATGTAAGAGTAGATCTTTTGATCTTTCTTCATTTTCATATTTTCCTGCGCTTCCGAGCTGAAATTCAATTGGTAATTGATGGCATTATAAATGAGCCAATCGGTTTGCGGTAATTTATTTTCCGCTATTTCAAAAGCGATTCTTTGCATGATTAGGTCTTTATAACCACGCATTTCACCGGTTTCTTCAAGAATTTGATCAACACGAGTCTCAACATTAGTTACCTTTTTATTGATTAAATCGTAAGCTTCAACTTTGTAATCTTCACAGTTCTCAATAAATTCAGTCACTGCATTGATTGTATCTTCGATAACTTCGTCAATCATATCAACAGTATGGGATGTAATTACGTCTTGGAATGTAGCTCCCATGATACCTGTCTTGGTTAATTGTCTTGAAAAGCCAAGTTTAACCTGAAAGATGGTTGAGGAGTCGTAAGAGTGAATGATTTTGATGAAGGGATTTAACTTATCCTTTTTACCAACCAAAACTTCTACTCCTTCAATCACATAAGTAATACTAAATCTAGCATGATCTCTGTGTGAATAAGTTGGAGTGATGGTGAATGACTCACGAAGTTTTTCCTCAAGTGGGATTAAAATATCTGCTAATGGAAGCAATCCATAGCCCAATGAAGGTACATTTACTACTTTAGGTTTTTCTCCTACAGGTTCAACAATCACCATACCTTCATGTTTATTTACAAAGTCATATCCCTCAAGGAAGGTAACTGATGGGACGATTTTTACTGGAAATAACAAGTCTTCTAAATTCATGGTATGTTTTTTTAATTTATTCTCAAAGGTACGAAAAATTTCGGTTAAAAGATGTTAAAGGATGTTAAAAATCCTTAAAAGATTAAATTTCTCCTTGAAGAAGTTCTTGTTTACTTTGGTAAGCATAATTTCTTTTAACTTTAACTCTCTCTCGTTTATCTTTTTTGAAAAAATCCAATTTGGCTTGGAAATCCTTTTGATTGTCTTTCCGAGATGTCATCTTAAGAAGAGGCTTAACAATCAAAAATTTATCAAATACTTTTACTATTGATACTACCCAAGTTTGCCCAGGGATAAAGATGCCCTTTTCTGCTTTATCAATAAAACCAACCATTCCATCACAGCGGCAGATTGGTAAACCAGGTTTTTCAGATTTGATGAACTCTACTGTAAATTCATCACCGATCATAATTTCTTTTTTTTCTTTTGACATGATTTTAATTTTTATAGTTTAAACAAAGTATTGGTCTGGAAATTGTCTTTTTGCTGTTGTTAGTACATAAGATCTTGTGCAAATAGATTCCTCTCTTTTGCTCAAAATTGCAGTGACAGTATCTACTTTTAATCCTTCATAAATAAGGCCTTTGATTTTATCTGATTTACAAGGATACTCTCTATCGTTAAATAGAATTTTACTGATAATCATTTTTTTACCTTCTGGTATATGGGTGGCTAAAGAATCGAGAATTTGTTCTTTATCCATATGATCTTGTTGAGCCAGATTACCATAGATTTCTTCAAAGTTAAAATCTTGCTTCCAAGCTTTTTCGATGAACTCCCTATATTCAAACTTTTCAGTCATTGGGAGACGATCAAAAATAGCTAATAGATCAAGATCCTTATTTTTAAGGTGGAAACATTCAGCATAAAGAAATACCGGACCTTTATCTGAATTATGCTCTATAAATCTAATGAATTGCTCAAAAGTTTTTTCTCTTTTACCTTTACCAAGTTTTTCATCACTTAAAATAGAGTACAAGTATCTTATTTCAGATACAGAATCAGATCTTATAGCAGAAATGATCTTGTTAAAAACAATCTTAATATTTTCCATTTTATTTTTCTAAAACTAATGTATAAGGACAATTTTGCGAGCATCTTGCTTTAATCACCGGAAACTTTAATTTAGCATCTTGTATTGAATAGGTTGCACCAACTTTAAAATTACCATAAGAAGGACAATGAAGTCCACTATTAACTAACTCAAGATAATGTTCTTCTTTTAATGTTTTTATAATCATAACTATCTTATTGCGAAATGTCCGAATAAAGGTGTTGAATTGGTTAAAGCATTTAAAGTTGCTTCATATTGAGTACGCTTAATCATAAAGCTCTCCACTACCTTGGCTTGAAGATCAGTCATTTGTGGAATTTCTGTATCCTCATCTGAGTCAGATGTTACTCCAAAAGTTACTTCAAAGTTTTCAATCTGTTCAATTGTAGCTTGAAGGGATTCCTTAGTAGTAGCTTTAAAATCAGATAACTTTTTAAGGATGGAAGTAGGACCTTGAAGAGGTTGCTCTAAGCAATAGGAAATGATTCTTTTGTAGATCTTGATTCTCTCTTTGAGCCAAGTTAACTCATTCATACAGCTCATTTTTTTATCCAAATCAACCGGAGTTTTAAGAACTGCTTCTACTTCTTTAATACGAGTTTGATCTTTTACAATCTTGTCATTTAACTCACTAATGACGGTAATAGTATTTGTGTTTTCCATCTTATCTTATTTAATGCCGTAATATACTAGAATAGCTACACATACGAAGAATCCAATAATGGCAATTGCTAATCTTACTTGTGCTGATTTCATGATTTTTATTTATTTGAGTTCAATAATTCAAGTTGAGCTAGAACATCTACATCTTTAACTTTCCTCCAAGATGGTTGACCTTCATTATTTAATTTAATAACTTCATAGTAACCATCTTTGAATTTATTAAAAGCACCTATTTTATAGGTAGGTCTTTCTGCTGCACGTTTAGCTGCCTCAACACGTCTCTTAGCTTCAAGTTCTGCTTGTGCTTCCTTAGCCAATCTGATGTTTTCTGGGTTTTCTGGGTGTAATTCAACTAAGTCAATAAGCTTCTCTACTTTAGCTCTTTGAGCTGCTAAGGGAGTAGCTAATGTTTTAATCAAAACTTCGTCCTTGCGCCAATTTGTTTTTTCAGATGGTTTGCGATCTAAAACAGTATTGAATTGTTCGCTCATTGCTTTGAGTTCACTCTTAGCAGCTACTAACTCAGCACTTAAAACACTAAAATTTTGAGTAATTACTTTGGCTTTCATAACAATCTTATTTATTTGGTTATAAATTATATCTAATCTTTAAGAACACCCAAAGGTACGAAAAATTTCGGTTAAAAGATGTTAAAGAATGTTAAAGAATGTTAAAATTTGTTAAAAGATGTTAAAGTTTTTAACTGATAAGTGGTTTGCCAGTTCTAATAAGTATACCGTTAATAACACCATCCATAATTTCACCAGAAAACTCCTCAGGTCTTATTTTTTCAGATAATTTAGTAAGGATATCTCCTTTCATTTTACAGGCCCAATATAAGTTATTTATATGCCCTCTATCTCTCTTAATTTCAATAAGAAGCCTCTGATTTTCTCTATATTCTTCTTCAAACGGATCATGAGTTTCATTTAAAAGGACCTCATTACTAATTTGTTGTAAAGTTGGGGAGTTAATTCCACTCTTTTTCAGGTAATTCCACGCTTCTTTTTCTAATAAAGCTCTTTTTTTATTTAACTCTACCTTATTAGCTTTTAAATCATGCTCAAATTCCTCAATACAAGAATCAGCTTCGATCAATAGATTTCCTATTCTATTTAAAACTGATGGAAAGGTGATCATATCACCAAATAGATTGTAATAATGAATTTTGGTTAAATCTTCTACATCAATTTCCCCAATAAATTCCTCTTCCTTTAATTGGATAATCTTATCTTTTAATTGAATTACCTTAGTTTCGCTCATACTACTTTTATGTATAAAATGTGGAATCTCAGTTTCTCCAAATTCTTTCATTAATTCAAAAGCACGTTCCTCAGATATTTGATCTGTTTCCCCATCTGGGTTTGGTTCTTCACCCCTATCTAAATTAGAAGACCATAGAGAATCAGAAACACAATGAAGGTAATAGTACTTTATTTGATTTTTCTCCATCTATAAGTATCTCCATCTTTAAAAATTACTTCATAAGGACCATCTTTGAACTCTCTTCTATCTCCCATTTGGTATATTTTCTTTTGGGTAGTTTCAGATATTTTAAGATCAAGTTCCAAGTCAATTACTTCAATATTGGCCGGTGTTTTATCTCCCCTACTATGGATTGAAAGCCAACCATCTTTATTTTTGAGATACCCTTCAATCAATAATAGCTTGCCTTCTTGTTCCATTAATTTCTCCTTATATTTGAGGTTGATCCATTCTTCATTCCAAATACATATTTTTACTTGAAAATTGTTGAAATCGACCAATATACTTCCCCAAACTCCCTTGGTTGATGTTCTTTCTGTTACTTCTAAGATTATCCCCCCAAGTACTACATTTGCTTCTTTTAAGTTGGATAATCTGTTTGCATCATAAAAGTTAAAATTTGGTTTACCGGCTCCAGCCTTTCCAACCAACCCAGGGTAATTTTTAAATAACTCTCGATAATTTACCGTTCCAAACCCAGAAATATCTCTTTGTTTAAAAATCCACCACCAATTTGGTTTTTGTACTCTTGGTGGAGTTAATTGTAATAATTCAAAGTACTTATCAATGATTTGAGTTCTTTCTCTTGGTTCACTTATAGGATCCCCTATTACCCCAATTGAATCAAAAGCTCCACTATAAATAAGATTCATAATTACTCTCTTATTTATATCTCCCTTGTAATCCTTAATTCCTACAATAAATTCCTCAAATGAGAAATACTCTCTATTTTTTGCTCTGGAGTCAAATATTGCTTTAAGGGCTACTTCCCCAAGAAAAGCTACTCTTTTAATAGACCAATAGATCTCATTTTTAGATTGAGATATAGAAATTTGATCGCTTGAGCTATTTATGTCTACAGCAACTACTTTTATCTGAGGGAATTGAGATTCGATTTCCATTAAATAATTACCTATATCTGAGTCCTCTTCTGCAAATTGTAGGGCTGCTGCCCAAAATTGTAGTGGGTGATAGTATTTCAAATATTGAGATAGATAACCTAAATAAGCATAAGCTGCAGAATGGGATTTATTAAATCCATATCCACTAAATACCTCTAGTTTTTTCCAAATTGTTTCTGCTTCTATTTCATCACAGCCTTTAGAAATAGCTGAATCTATAAATTGCTTGCGATAAGGAGCAACTACCTCTTCTTTTTTCTTACCCATTGCTTTACGAACATCATCCGTATCTGATGGAGAAAACCCACCCAATACCTGAACGGCCTTCATAACTTGTTCTTGGTAGATATAGAGTCCAAAAGTGTCTTTTGTTACTTCTTTGAGCATAAAATCATATTCTGGTACCTTAGTTCCATTTTTAATGTGGACATAGGTATTGTGAGCTCCTGAGGATTTTGGACCTGGGCGATATAGAGCAACAATATTCATCAACTCTACTAAGTTTTCTGGTTTTACTTCCTTACAATAGGATTTTAAACCTTCGCTACCAAATTGAAATACATCTCCATTTATTCCCTCTTTAAATAGAGCCATTACATTAGAATCATCAATTTGAATAGAATAAAGATCAATTACCTCCCCAGTGGTTTCCTTAATAAGGTTGAGAATAAAATTGATTTTATCTAGCTGTCCTAAACTCAATATATCTTCCTTCAAAAATCCAACCATTTCTAATTCCGCACCTTCCCACTCAGAAATATATTCTTCTCCTTCCTTGCGAATTGGAACCCAATCAAAAATAGTCTTCTTTATGCCATTTTCTTCCTTTGGCATAATTAAAATAGCACTTGGGTGGATTGATCTTGATCTTGGTTGATTCAATATTTCACCAGTTACATTTATAAGCTCAGGATATCTCTTAGTAAATTCTTTAAAAGTTGGATTGTTAAGTGCTTCTGCAAATAAATACTTTAGCTCTCCATTTTTAGATTCTGAGAAGTGAAGCGAATTAGATACATTATTTAAATAAGTGTACTCTATTACTCCTCTACCTAGGTCTTTTATACATGATTTAATCTTCATCCCCCTATAAGCACCGGCAAAGCAAACTTGTTCATTTCCATATTTAGATTTTAAGTACTCGTGTACAAGAGTTTTCTTTTCTGCTTCAAAGTCGATATCAATATCTGGAATGCCCTTTTTTATACGACCTTCATTTAGGAACCTTTCAAATAGTAATCCATGTTCAATGGGGTCAACTTCTACAATATTTAATAAATAAGAAATAAGACTACCTGCAGCACTACCTCGTCCTGGGCCTGTTAAAATATTGTTCTCCTTACACCATTTTAAGATATCCCACAGGATAAGAAAATAATCGATAAAACCACCCCTATCAATTAAATCAAATTCTTGATCAATTCTCTCAATATAAATATCTACATCTTTAGAGTCAAATGAGACTATTTTTCTCTCAATTCCTTCTTCGATTAACTTCCAAAATAGCTCATATTTTGTATTAAACCCTAAATCTTTAAAAGGATATTCTGGGAGGTGTTTATTGTGAAATTCAATCTTAAATTCACAAGCTTCAACGACCTTTATTGTGTTTTCAACCATTTCTGTAAAAAGAGATTCTAGTCTTAGATCACTCTCCTCAAATAAAGAGTCAAGTATTTCTAAATCTTCATCTAAACTCTTAAAATGCTGATCAATTGTTTCTTTTTGATGCCCCATATTTCCTAATTGATTTAACTTATCCTTGATATAGAATAATTCCTTATCAATATAATAAGAATCATTAATTAAGATAGGGGGGATTAGATCCTTAAGTGTAGAAAGATAGTACTTCTGTTGATTTAAGTGCAATAGATCTGGTTCATTAGATTTATACTCCAAAGTATCAAATTGATAGTAAATATCTCCCTTATATTTATGAGCCAAGACCTTTAACTCTGCTAAGTTATGTTTCTTAGTATTTTCACCTACAACCATAATTACTCCACTTAAAGTGAGTAAACTCTCAAATTTTATAGATGGGTTACTTTCTTCTACTTTATCAACATTAATAATTTTATTTAATTTTAATAAGCTCCTCCATCCATCTTTATTTTTACAATATAATTTCAGTTTGAAGAAGTTGCCTTTTTCTTTACTCTCAATAAGAAATTCTTCACCTAAAATAGATTTAATTTTATTGTCTGTGCAAGCAGTTTGAAAGTGAATAATTCCACCCAAAGTATGAAACTCACAAATTCCCAGGGCAGACTGCCCCAGGAATTTTGCTTTTTTACACCATTCTTCATAGGTGCCTGATCCATTTAATAACTCGTACCTTCCATGTAAACCTAAATTACAAAAATCTAGATCAACTTGAAAGTCATTTTTCCCTAAATATTTAAAGAGAGTAAATTTAATTTCATTGGGATTTTCAGTATAGTAAATATTACCTCCAAACTCAAAACAGAACCAAACTCCTTCTTTACTTAGTTTTATTTCTTCACTATTTAATGCAAGAGTCATGCCTTGAGTTATGATTTTACCATCTTTAGGATGAACATAACAAAACGATTGTACTTTTTCATCTATTACTAGATTAAATAGCTCATTCGTAAACCACTCATTAACCTTTATATTATTAGTATTTAACCATTCTCTAAGCATGACTGTCTTTTTATTTGTGAATTAACTCAAAAACTCCATTTCCAATTGCATCTGTAAGGGTTTTATAACCACTATAAGATACACCACTGCGAATCCCCTCCCAGATTGACTCAAGAATATATTTTAGCTTTTCTGTTGGGTGGATAAAATCTACCTTTCCCTCAATATTTTCTTGAGTTAAAACTCCACCATTCATTGAAAGTTTTCCCCATTGAGAAGCCATTCCGAAATAATTATGGGCAGGTAACTCATACTTTCCTACCATTCGTTCTTCTTTAGGTTGGTGCATTCTACACTCCTCTGCTTCTACAAATAGGCGACCAGACATAATCATGCTTGCACCTGCCAAGAATGCTTTTACTGCACTTCCTGAGCTCGCAATTCCACCATCTGCTAAAATAACCCTTCCATTTGCATCTGCAATTTCAGCCATTTCCATAATTTCAGAAATAGGTCCTCTTGTGTATGATGTAACATCTTTAGTGAGGCACACAGAACCAGGACCAATTCCTGTTCTGATCATAGAACAACCTGATGAAATTAAATTCAAAGTACCTTGAGCTGTATGAACAGAACCTGCACAAACAGTAAAGTCTTTATTAAAAAGATGAAGTGCTTTAGCTCTTACTTGGGGAAGATATCCATTGGCTACATCAATTAGAATTTGAGTAAACCCCAATGCTTTAGCCATATCTATTCTTTCCCTATCATTAAGCCCAATTCCTACCCAAACTTTATGTTTAGGGTAATTTAATTCGCTCAATAATTGAATGTTTTCCTCGAAAAATATGTCTCTTGGCAAATGGATTGAGGGTTGAATGTCTTCATCAAGCGCAGAACAAGCTTTAATAAAGGTACTTCCAATTATTGATGTCATAGACGACACCATTATCCTCCACCCTTCAATAGGAATTTGTTTCCTTGAATGGATTGCTGCCGGTTGAGCTATGGAAACGATATCCCCATAACCAATTGATTTTGTTTTCAATATTCTTGCCATAATTTACTTGAGGTCCTTTTCCCCTTGATAATTACCGTTATAGAGCTCAGCAGGTTGATTTTCAACAATTAAGAATTGAGCTAAAGAAGCTCCTCTTTCAATTTCAATCCTAGCAGCAACAAATAAAGTAGCACCAATTTCTTTACACTCGAAACCACTATCAAAAACTCCACTGGTTATAAACCCACCACATCTTAAGATGCTACTTTTATGAATAACAAACCCAGAATGAGTTGAATCTAATTTAATCCCCTCATTAAAAGTTAATGAATAAACTCCTTGCTCTAACTCCCAAGTATTTTCTGAGTTACAAACAACCTGTTCATAGGGCATAATCTCCTTAAAAGTTTTGCAAATATTTCCACCTATGATCTTGGTAATATTTTTAATACTTAAATCATAACCTACTTGAGCTTTTCCCCCTACTCCCTCTGAGGGAGTAAGGAATTGCATAATATTTTGTGCGTTTAAAAGCATTATGTTAGTTTAAATAGTTCTTTATAAATTTGTTTTGAATGAAAATCACTCCCTAAATGAGGAGATCTAAATTCCTCCTCTAGTTGAGAATTTCCAAATTTATCTAAGATAGCAACATTGAAGAAATAATTGGGGTTTATTTTATTCTTACTTAATTCTCTTGTAGCTAAAATATTAACTTGATCTCCAATCTCTAAAGGATAAGGAGAGTCAAATAGAGGAATATAGACAACTTCCCAGGCTGTTTGTTGATTTAAAGAATCAATTACTTTACCTTCCTTATGGGTCAATAAATTGATCCATAATAGTAAACCATCTATATTTCCCTTTTTAGTAACCTCAAGGAAAGAAACTTCTTCATCCTCAATTCTTAAATCATCCTCAAAATTAAGAGTTTCCATTACTCCATGAGTTGTAATAAGGTCCTCTTCCTTAGGTGGAATTGTAAGAGTAAGACGCAAATCGAAAGAATGCCCTGCTAAATCAAAAATTCGCTCAATATAGCGTACTGCTTCTGGATGAAATTCCAGTTTAGGCATATAGTCCCTGAGGCAAAACCCTGCTACCTTGGTAATACAGCTATAAGGAATAATTTTTGCATCTGGTTTAAGGAGTCTCTCCTTGGCATCCTTAATAGAAGCTGCTGCTCCTTCTGAACCGCCAATTGTACCAATGATCTCAGAAACACAAATCTCATAGAGCTTATCTGGAGTCCATTTGGTTGACCATGAATTTACAAGATTGAAATACTTATTATATTCATGGTTTTCTAGATTCTTCTTCGCTATCTCATAGGTCTCAGTAATTGCTTCAACCCCTGTTGCTGATTTGGCCCAAAGATCAATTGAAAACATTCCCCAATCCATATCTCTGCCGGTTCCAATATCTAAAACGTGTTTTCCTCGAACGCATTGCTTTAAAGCAGCAATATATTCTTCTTCTGTGATCTTGTCCTCTTGCATAAAGTCATACTCTTCAAGATCATAGATTGGATATTCCCCAGGAGATACAAAGAGTAAAGGTCTTGTTTCCAAATTGTCTCCTTCTGCAACAGGAACTGAGATATACTCAGCTCCTGCTAATTTTAGTTGTTGTAACATATTAGTTAATAATATCTACGAGAGCATCATAACAACATTTTACATACATTCCAGGGGTTGCTTCTTCTCTTAATTTGAATTTAGCACCACCCTTAATATGAGGAATTACAAGAATACAAGCTGAGCCATAAGTAATCATACCAAAACGATCATTCTGTTGGTACGATGCACTTTCTTCTCCTACTGGTTGAGACCAATTTACCATTGTATCTACATCATAATCACCAATCCGGATAATATAGTAATCTTGTCCTAATTTTGGAGAAACAATTGTCGAAATTTCTCTTGAGTTCTTGCGCAAATAAGGTTCTTGAAACGCTGGGTTAATTACTCCTTCAAGAAGTTCCTTTTCAACTTTCAACATTGGTTTATTGAAGGTATCAATTGGAGGTAATTCCAAGTAAGTACGGTACCCTGGGTAAGGGATATAGTTCTGATGCTGAGAGTAAAATGTCATAAAGACACTTACTACTGTAAAAGAACCACGTAGATCTTCATCCTGCATTAAGTCTCTTAGGGATAAGTGAACTCCTTTAATATCAAGAATATTCTCATTACTCTTGATAGAGTCGTGTGCATCCATAACTACCCCATCTGCAGGAGTAAATATTACACTTGAGTCAATAATTTTCCCTCGCATTTCCACCCGATGAAAATAATATTGGCTCAACCACTTAGTAGTTTGCCCTTTAACAAGAGCTACTTCTGTATCTAACCAAATTTTTAATTTTTGTGCCATAATCTTATGTCAAATTATTATAAATATTTTTATGCTTTAAAATTACTTTAATAATCCAATCTTTTTCAATTTTAATAATTTCTTCAGGAGATAAATCTACTGGTAATTTTTGTAAAATCTTAATAGAATAAAAATTGGTTTTGGTAAGAACTTTATTGAGATAGATCCTTGTATTATCTCTTACTCTATAATTAGGATTCACATTCTTAATAGAGCTAATCCAATTAGCTCTTCTAGATAAAAAATGCTCAGAAGATCCTACATAATATAAATTTTTCTCCCCTAACCAAATAAGGTAAACCGCAGAAAATCTATTATGTTTTGCTGTTTGTTTTCTTAAAACCTCAGCTCCTTCTTCTGGTGAAGAAAACCCTCTTAACCTCCAAGTTCTTTCTAGAGCTTTTCTATTTTTACAATGTTTGCAACATACTCCATAAGCACCTCTACTGTATTGATAGTGAAAGTCACTTAAGGGATACTCCTTTTTACATTGAGAACAAATTTTATATGGCTCTTTTGGTCCTATTAGTTCCATTTAAACTAATTCGTAATTATAACTATTCCTGTTTAAATGACAAACTAAACAAGATAATAGTGCCCCGCCCTTCATATACTCGCTTATATTGACAAATATGGTTTCAATCCCAAAATCACTCAATACATCTTCCAAGAACTGATTTTTACCTCTTTCAACCAGATAATCTTCTTTATCCAAAATAGGATCAAGTTCCGTAATGAAGGAAGCATTTAATACCAAATTGTGCATCCTCACACTATTTGTAATTCCATTTTGAGCAAACTCAATTGGTACTGGGATAATTTCAATAACAGACTTGATTTCAAGTAGTTCTTCTTTTGTTACTTCATCAGTACAAAGTAAAGCATCTGTTGAGGTAATTGGGAAAAACATACAATCAAAATGATAAAGTTTTGGATTGTTCATTTTGATTTTAATAATCTTCATTCCAAAATTCTTTTCCATCCATTCATAAGCAGCGAATGTACTTCTTTGTCCATATCCACCGATGTAGATATTATCACGAATATATTTTAAATCTGCTTCACCTTCAAACTTAAAAGGACAAACATGGACTTCATAACCAGCGAAATTGAAAAAATCTACTCCTACCTGAGTTTCACCTTGGCGAGGAGGAGAGGTAAAATTACTAACAATAACAACATCTCGATCTTTAATGTGATGTAACACAATTCCCAAATTTGCAACAAAAACTAAATCCTGTAGTTCACACTTGGCAGGGGTTGGGAGAACCTGAACAAAAGCATTTGAAGACATAATATTGTAAAGATCCAACCACTGAGCAAGAGCTACTTCTGGATTTACCACTGAATCTTCCTTACCAACTTCTTCTTCCATCCAAACATTATTAGCTTCTTTTGAACTAAATGAGGTTGGAAGATTCAACAAATAAGAAGGAGTTTCAATTGTTGAAATTGTTTTTTGAGCATTTTTCATTTTTGATATAATTTATGGTTAAAATTTAAATTCCAGATTTGATGATTCAAAGGTAAATTGTCTTTCTACTTCTCCAAAATTCTTTTTAAAAATCTCTGAATTCTCTTTAAAGTAGCATATTTTATTTTTAATATCTACAAGATGGAGATCCTTAATAACTAAGCTTCCTTTATGAGCAAAATCAAATTTAGCTCCCACTTTATAATAGTAAATCAAATCCTTTTTACCATATTCCTTTTCTGTTTGAGGGATATAGAAAAAATTAGGGAAGGTAAAATCCAAAGATATAATACTTACATAATAAGCTAATACCTCATCAGATGTGAAAATTGTAAGTTGTTGTAATTTACTTCCCAAATCAAATATTTTTGCTTTTTTAAACCCCAATAGGGTTGTAAAAAATCTTTTATCACTCTCTGAGGGATAGAAGCCCTTTCTCATACTAAATACAAGATATTCTTTTTGAAGTATATCTAAGAAATTTTGTTTTGATGAATTTTGATTTATTATCATAATTATAAGATATCTAATTTTAACTCTAAAGGATCGTATTGTTTTTTATATAGTTCATTAAATTCTTCTCTACTCAGTTCACCAGGGTCTTTATCGATTAACCTTATTGCTTTAGTTGGAAGGTAATGTTCTACTTTAAAACTTTCTTCCTTCATCTTAGCTAAGGCATCTGGGTCCCTCATTAATATAAAATTTTCTATATTTGGCCCATTTCGCATTATTTTTAAAATTTGAAATATAGATAAGTTCTTCCCAAAAGTTGCTATTATTACAGTACTTTTATCGACAAAATCCTCAATATTAAATTTATCTGTAATTCCTTCAACACCTATAATCTCCTTTGTTTCTTCTGTTATTTCGTCAAGCCCAAATACCAATTTTTCAAAAGGAGATGAGGAGTTTAAATATCTCATTATAGGTTTTAACCCTAATAATTCTCTTCTCTTATTTTCATTTTCTAATTCTTTCTTGTCGTATTTAGTGTTCCTTCCTAAGTACCCCTTAACTTCTCCTCCCTCAATTACTCCAAAAATAATGTAGTCTTTTTTTAACTTGGGATCTATCTTAGTCTCACCAACAAGATACTTTTCAAACTTTTTAGCTGTAAACCCTCTGCCTTCCATATAGGGATTAGAATAAACTCTCTTAAACCCCATCGGCATTTTACAAGTTTTTACATCTAATTCGATTTCATCTTCACCAGTTAATCTATTTTCAAGTTTTTTAGTTAAATCAACTGGTTTATATCCTTGAATTAAATCTGTTCTTCCAAGTTTCTCTAATACTAAATAAATACTTCCTTCTTTACCACATTTCCCTGAATAACAATGGAAAGAAGAAGTTTGTTTTCCAAATATAATTCCTAACTTTCCCTTTTTACCACAGAATGGACAAGGAGACATTGAAGTGAACCATCCTTTATTCCCTGAGGGCCTTAATAGAAGTAGTTTCTTTAACTCAATCTCATTTACAATCATTTTAGCAATTTATTCCGTGAACTTCTTTAAGTGTTTTCTTTTTAAGATAAAATTTATCATGTGAATAGTCTTGGTAAATTTTTATTGTTTGATTACCCTTTCTATCTCTAATTTTATCCATAAATAATCTCATTATTCCCTCTTCATATTCTTCAAGAGTTTGATTTAATGTAATAAAGAATGAAAAAGAATCTGGTAATTTCTTTGCTTCTGAAACATTATTTCTGGTCATTACCCAATCTGCATCATTCCAAAGTGCTTGAGCAATATCATTTGCTTGTGTTGCTGTTATCATTCTTGTTCCAAACTCAATTGCAAGGTTCTTTATTCCTTCTGCTAAGGATCCTCTTCTAAATCTTTCTTCACTTACCTTATAAATAACTCCATTTCCTGGGTCAAGTAGTTCTAAATAATCAACAAGAACAAAATCTGGAGCTTTATCAAATCTCTTTATATAATCTAAGATAATATTTCTCAAATCAACTAAAGTAGGACGAATGAATTGTTCAAAAGATTCTACAAGAACATCTCCCCCTGCTAAACTAACACTCTCACTAATTTGAACAAGTACTTGAAATAATCCTTCATCAATTTGTCCTTCTTCAATATTAATCATTTTTTGAGCTGTCCAAGTAGCATCATATCCCATAAGACATTTTGCTCTGGTTCCCTCTAATTGGATATGTAACCCACGAAACCCTCTTCTTGCTGCTGAAACTCCAATATGTCTTAGTAATTTTGTTTTACCTACTCCTGACCGAGCTAAAGCACAAAAAGTGTCACCTATATCAATTCCACCTGTTAAGGTATCAAATTCATCAATACCCAAAGGCATTCTATTTGTAAGATTAGCACCAAGTTCAAGATCTATCTTACGTCTTAAATGTCTTTTGCGATATCCTTCAAAAATAGGTTCAAATGAAATTTCAGATCTAAGTGAAAATTGAGATAATTCCGTTGCTATTTGTCTTAAATAGTTTCTTGCTTTATCTTTATCTCCCTTATTATATATATCTGCAAAGCTCTCATAGAAGTCAACAGATAGGGAATCTTTTAAAAATTCCTCAAGTTGAGCTATAATTTCTGTAAATTCAGGAGTTTTTATTTCCCTAATTTGCCCCAATAGCTCCAATCTCTTTTTAGAATCTGCTGAAACCCCATCATCCATTTGAGCAATAGTACCTATTGAAGGTACTGTATTTTTTGCTAAATAATGGGTTCTTACTCTCTTCCAAATTTCTTTGTAAATTTCATCTGGAAGATATTGGTATTTTAAATGTTTAACACAAATATCGAGAATAGCCTTCTTTTGGAACATTAGCTTATAAAGTTCCAAAAGAAAAAGCTTATTTAATTTAGCCATTAATAAGTTCGATTAGTTTGTCTCTGGTTATTGTTAAAGTTCCAAATTCCTTTGCTTTACCTGCTTTTGAAGATACTGAGTTTATATCTTTCAAAACTAAATAGGTAGTTCCTTTACTTAGTGAAGTTTTTACATCTCCTCCTAAAGCCTCAAATTGTTGTTTTAGTTCTTCATCTCTAAACCCACTAAATACTAGTGATTTATTTACAAACTTTGTTCCTTTTTGTTCTGCAGTAATAATGATAAACTTATCCTTTATAGTTTCCCAGAAAGGTAAGAATTCTTGCCAACCATCTACATAAGCAATTGCAGAGGTAATTCCAATCCCATCTATATTTTTATATTTATTTACATAGGAATTAAAATAACTATCTTGCTCCAAGTAATTTAAGTCAAGGAATTCTGCAGGGAATAATTTAAGTGTTTTTTCTGCCATTCCCTTAAAACAATTACTTGCTGCTAGCAACCTAGCAAGTGGTGTTATAAATACTTTGGTCTTTAATTCATTTAAAAAGGCTTCTCCACTTATTCTTCCAAACCCAGGAATTACTTCAAGTTCTTCAATCCCCATATTTAAAATATCTGATATTGAAGTAAAACCAGCTTTATAGAATTGAGTTAAACTTGGTGTTCCTATTTCAACATTAAAAGCTTTAAAGAAATAAAGCAACCCCTGAATATCAATTTCTGGGGAAGATTGGGTTAAAAATAAATTAACCCCATCCCAATCTGTTTCAATTGCATTCCAAGTATCTGGGATTGATAAAGCCCAAGCAACTGCTTTTGATTTTGGGTTTATTACCTTAATTATTTTAGGAATTACTCCCCCTGATCTTATTATTTCAATAGTAACCCCCTTTGCAAGTCCTTGTTGGTGTACATATCTTGCATTGTAAAGAGTAACTTTATCAACAGTAGCTCCTTCAAGAACCACTGGCTCAATATCTGCTACTGGAATTAGAAGCCTATCTTTAGATGGTTGCCATCTAATATCTATTATTTTGGTTATTGCTCTTTCCTCAAAATTGGATTTATAAGCACGAGAGTAGGCAGGATTCCCACTTATTTCCCTCCCTAATTTATTTGCAAAATACAAATCATTGATCTCAATAATAATTCCATCAATACAATAAACTTGAGACCATTTTTTATAAAGTTCTTGAAGTAAATCATTTGTTATTTCGTTTAAAGAGATAGTTTGGTATGGACAACGGATTGAATTGGCATAGTTAACTAAATCCATCTTATCTTCTTTAGTGGAAACGTGACGATTATCACAATCATATCGAATATAATCAATATATTGTAATCCCTCACTTGGTTCATCTTTGAGAAATAAACCAGCTACCATACTACGAGCTGTTGTATAAGGTTTTCCATCTGTACGAAATACCTTAGTCCTAGCTATTTCAAAATTCTCTTTGGAAATAATTGCTTCACCCATTGAAAGGTTAAAGTGATCTTTAACTGGATTTTTCTTATTTCTTATTTCTAAAAAATGATTATGAACTGCCATTCCCTCAACCCCATCACCACGAGTCCATGCCCTTGTAGCTAAGGTCTCATCAACCACAAGAGAATTACCATCTAATTTTGGGGTTAGAATCATCTCTATAGAAGGAGATATATTTTTACTTTCTGCCCACTTAAATAGTTCCTCAATTGTTTTTACCTTATTTTGAGAAGCCATTAAGGTTGGAAGTAATTCTAACCTACTTTTTGGTGGTTTAAATCCAATCTTAATCAAGTAAGGATGCCCAGCGGGTACTCTTTCCTTTAGAGTATTATATTGTTCATCAGACATTATTGGCTCTTCACTAAAATAATAAGCTTCGTCTGCACTTGTAAGGAGGATGATTAACTCGGTAAGGTTTAAACTATCGAACATACTATCTGTTTTAATTTGTTATACAATCGATTTATATTTAATCTTAAAGACCAAAGGTAATAAAAATCTTAGTTAAAAGATGTTAAAATTTGTTAAAGAATGTTAAAAAGAGTTAAAACCTATATAAATGAAAAACTAAATCCACTATTTATATATGGCATCCCTATTTTAATACCTAAGTATGAAGAAGAACAAGTATCATCATGTCCAGAAGCACTTTCTAACTTACCTTTATCTGTAAAAGTCATAGAGTTAAATTCAGAACAAATTATATCTGTAGCATTTCTACTATCCTCATCTCCTCTTGGGAACCTAATTTGTCCCTTTTCAAACATAAGAGCCATACTTGGAAGTCCATTATACATATCTTTTTTAGTAGCGTCTGTTGTATGTCTTACAATTGGAACTTTATCATCTTCTAAGGCCTGACAAAATGCTTCTTGAAATCCGTTATTTTCTACAACAACTACATCTGGATTAAAATTATGCCAAACATTCTTAACTTGTGCTATTTGTTCTTTAAATCCCTTACCCTTTTCTCTCCACAAATACATAAGGTAATAGCATTCATTTTGTGGATTGAATCCCCAAACAGTAATTACAGTAAAATCGGCTCCAATATTCGCACTTATGGCTAAATCTACTGCTACCACAACTTTAGTCATTTTAATTGGAAATTGATCTCTAGTTGTAGTTAAACAAAGATCTCCCATTCCTAAGAATGCTGTTTCCAATATAGGCCAAGGAAATATAGTAGAGTCGGAAGATACTGGCTTAACTAAGATTTCTCTTGTAAAGTTGACTTTACCTTGAGATTCTCTCTTATACATTAAACTTTGATAAGAGTGCCTTCTAGGATAGAGTAATCTTCCATCTGGAAATATTCCTGGATACTCAAAAACTCTAAATCTTCTGTCTTTCTTAAGTGCACTATAAAGATCCTGTTGGTGAAAAGGGGTCCCTACTATCTTAACCTCTCCACCTGGTTGGATCATATTCATAATAACGGAATAAAACAAATTTATTACATTATCCCGCTGAATTTTAGAATATAGGTTTGATTCATCAAGTAAATCATCTCCATCTATCCACCCTGGGTGTCTTCCACGTAAAGCCCCATTTATACCTCTTGGTATTAAATTGGCTCCATTTCCACAAGTTATCGAAGTATTACCCCATTCCTTATTCCCAAAATATAATTTCCGATTTAAATAGGGGTTTTGTTCTATTTCATTCATTATAGCTTTCATGAAGTCAGTAGCCAACCCAACTTCTGCTGTAATAATCATCCCCTTTTTATGGAGTAAATTTTCCCTGTCTGATAAATAAGGATTAGGTCCTTTTGTTGCTCGATTCATTTTCCACAAGGGCCAAGCATAGGAAAACTCAAAACTTTTCCCATGATCTCGAGCAGCAATTATACCTAGATTTTTAAATATTTGAATTAAATTACCCCACTCTATATGATGTTCTTCAACATCAAAAGAAGGTAGTGCACTAATAATAAAATAGTTGAGACTCAATACCTTTAAACCTTCATCTATACTAGATGTTAATTTGTCTAAATATCCAAAATTTGAGGCATTTATTGTAGTAGGTCTACTATAGAGTACTTCCTTGGTTGTATTGTAGACAGTGGAAAATATTGTATCTAGGTCCTTTTCTTCTCCAGTCATTAGTTCCTTTATACCAAATTCATCAAGTCCCCCTATAATACTTTCACAGGTACTTAGGACTTGATTAATTTGAAAAGGAGAAAGAGCTGGTGATAATAAATCCATAATTAGTATTTAAATGATACTCTTTCTTTAACTTTCACTATGGTTTCACCTGCTGATCCACCTCTACCTCTTCTAATAAAATATTTTAATAATTCAGCATTAGCTTTTGTATCATTTAAAGCATTATGAGCATCAAATAGTTCTATACCAGCTCTCTTACAAGTAGTTGGGAGTTTGTGATCTTCAACTTCTTCTAATCCCCAGAGTTCTCTAGATCTTTCCATAGTATCTATAATATAACTTGAAATATAGGTATGAACACTATCAGGAATTTGAACTCCATCCTTTGTTATAGTTACCCTACTAAAGATATATTCTAAAAATTGAAGGTCAAAATCTATAAAATTATGTCCAACCATAATTGGCTTTGCATATCTTCCACACTTATATTTTTTAAAGATTTCCTTTAGTAACTTATAGAGCTCTAAAACGTCCATCCCAGATTCAATCTGTTCAATAGTAACACCATTAAAGGCTAATGCACTAGATTCAATTTTCTTTCCATCATAATAATTGATGTAAGTTGAAAAGACTTCAACCTCTTCAAGAGCTTGGTTTAAAACAACCACTGCTATAGATACTGCTTGGTTGTTTTTAGCTGTCCATCCCGAGGTTTCAAAGTCCATCACAATGTAATGACATGGGTGTAACATATAGTTTATTTAAATTTTTGGTTAAATACTTCTAATTTCTTTTTTATTTTTGCGTATTCTAAATCTCTTTGTTTCTCTGATTCAAAATATATTTTTTGATTTGCTTGAAATATTTTATCATTAGGATCTTCATTTATTACAATCCCAAACTTATAATCATCTTTAACCCATTTAAGTGTTTTATTAAAATTTTTAACCTGACTATATTCAATTTTAAAATCTTTTACAATTAAAAAACCTTTAAGTAATTGCCCTTCTTCTGCTTCAAATATTGTATAAGTAGTATTAAATTCTTGCAGTGCTTTTAGAGTATCTTCACCAGATCCTAAATAGTAACTAGATAGTATTTCAGATAGTAGCTCTTCACCGACTAACATAAGAGCATTCCTTAATTCATCCAATATCGAATCTCTAATATCTTTTACAGTTGGAGTTACCTTCTTTGCCATCTTGTTTTTTCTAAAAGTGAATTATAGTAATTTTCATCATGAGTTTTAATTACTTCCATTCTTGATTCAAAATCCAATAATTTTTTCATTTGTTCTATATCTTTACTCTCCCAAAGATCGTGACAGGGGATACAGTGATATCCGATATTCCATTTTTCTGCTTCATATTGCTTAAAACTTCTTGGAAAGATATGAGAATGAGTTATTACATGGGTTCTCTCACACCCAGAGCAAAGTTGGTCTGATGATTCATCCATTTCTTTATAGGTTGAATCTACTTTCTGCTTATTAATTCTTCCTTTGGTGGAAAATTGAGATAGAGATTTCTTGGGTTTATTTTCTCTAATACCACCTAATCTATTTTCATTACACTTAGCACATATGTAGTGCGTTTTATTTACTATAAAACTAAAAATAGAACAACCACTACAATTCCCCCAATTGCTTTTCTTCACCATCTTTTTCTTTTTTAACCATATACAGGGGAAGTATTACTAAAGTTTCCCAATCCTTACAATTATTAACTATCCAATCTTCAGCTTCTTCTTTAGAAAAAAATTGAGGGTCTCCTTGGATTGATAGAATCATTAAGGAAATAACTCCTTTGATAGAATTAAAACTTCCCTTATAAATACAATATGTTTTTACCAAACTCTTTCCTGACATTCTATCTTAAATTTACATTGTTTACAATTATCACTCTCCATTTTAAAGTAAATCTCTTCCGTTATACAATGATATAACCCTTGCTCTGTATTTAGAAATCTCAATCTCTCCTTATCTTCTATTGGGAGGAGTTCATCTAGAGTAATTTTCTCTTGTGATATAGGTTTTTCCACTCTGTTAATTGTAAATCCTTTAGAGGTTGGGGTTGTTGGTTCTAAGATAGTGCTTTCCCCTTTTACCTCTGATAGATATGTTTGATAATTAAATTTATATTTTTTTAATAAATCTCTTTCTACAAAAAATAACCACTGAGGTTTTTTCTTCTCATAGATATAAAGTGCTTTTTTAGTACAAAATCCACTCAAATAAAACACCCAATCAAAAGTTTTATTTTCTAGTCCTGCCTTATAGGTCTTATAATTTATATCATTTTGAAAATGAAAGGCAATATAGAGGAATAACCATTCCTCTGATACTGCTTCCAAAAAATTATTAGCACAATTTGCTTTTACTATTTCAGGATCTGTTAAGTTTGCTTCTTCAAGTAATTTGAAAAAGGAGTCAATAGTATTATTTACTGTTTTAAGACTCTCAACCTTCAATCCTATTTTTCCTTTTATATAGGTATATATAGAGACTATCTCTTCTTTTGCTTTCATATTTACTATCTTTAACTCAGCAAATATAAGAAAAATCTCTAAATTCTCCAAAAAAGAATTCGGAAATCTTTTCTAAGGAACAACCTCCCATCCTAGAGATATTTCTATTTGTTCTAATTGTTGTTCAATTGGAAGGAGATACTCAAAAGGAGCTATTGTTCTTTGTAACCAAACTCCAATATATTTCCCAGGTAATAGATTACCTTCAATAGTTGTTAATCCATCAAAATCTATTAGTTCTGTGTAATAAGGTAAATCCGCTGATGAAGCTAATTTTTCCATTTGTAAATCCATTCCTATGGCAATAAATCCTATTTTAAATTTTCCTTTAAGAGTTTCAGGGTTTAAAATTGAAAGTTGAATATCAGAGACAGTTTCTGTTAAACTATCATTTTTTATACAAAGTCCAATAATTTCTTCTTTCCCCTTTTCAGACATTGCTTTACTTATATCTGAAAATAATGAGTTCTTTCTACCATTTGGGATTGGAGATGAAGAAACAAACCCCCCTAACGATGTTAGGAGGGGTGTTAAATTCGGTTGATTAACGGCAAAAGCGCCAGTATAAAATAATTTTAACATATTTTTAATTATTAGAAGTTTCTACAAGGTCTAACATAGAAAATATCGCTAGACTTAAATTCAGAACTTTGAGAGCCATCTAAGAAGCTCTGAGCCCAAGCATTACTAATAGATATTTCGCTAGAACTCCAATAAGTAGAAGCTGGCATACCTATTGCAACCCTATTTATATAAAGTTTATTTAATTCATCCTTAGATGGTAAGTACCAGTCAGAATATTCTGTAACAACCAAAGAATCACAAGCCAGAGCAGCATAAGGTGTTAAAGAAGCTCCCTGAGATAATACTATGTTTGTTGTATTTGAAGGGCCAGTTCCTAATAGTATTGCTGCAGAACCAGATAAGTAATTAAATCCACTAACTCTGTTCCAAGACATTCCTACAAAACTAGCATCAAGTAGACTAGCGATTATTCCATGAGGAACATTTGCATCATAACCAGGATCCCCAGGCTGTAATATATAGGCAATAGTTCCACCTTGATAAGCAGCACCAATAACTAATGTCTGAGCTTTAGCTTCTTGACTTATCTGAACTTGAACTGTTTCAGAACTCGCAGTATCTGTAATCGTAAAAGTACCAGATCTAACTGCATAATTGGGATTGGCTTCTGCCGTTAATTCAATACTATTTAAATCAAAAGTAGCTGTAAGCCAAGAAGGCATATTTGATAGTGTAAATCCTGTTGATCCAGATACTTCAATAGTATGAACTCCTGCTGTAGATGGGATTGAGAGAAAGATAGGGAATGCTGCTAAATGTTCTCCCCTTATTAAGAAATTAACCCCAATAACTGGTTTAAAAAAGTCAATTTGCTCGGCTGCCATAGATTCAATTAAGAAATCATCTGGAGTATAAAAATTCAATACACCTCCTTCTTCCTTAATCTTCCAATTTCTTACATCTATTCCCGCTGTTTTAGCTTGAAGCGTAAGAGTTGAAGCATTAAGAGCAGTTAGATTTTCATTTATCCCTCTAAGTTGATTTTGGAAGCTCACATTAAAAGCTGTAATAGCTTCTTGAGTATAACTAGATCCTTGAGATAAGTATTGATATTCCCTTCTTGTATCTGTTACTGTAACCACTCCTGCTAAGTTAGATACTACAGCAACAAAAAATTGATTCTCTGAATCTATTATATAGGGATCTAAACCAAGTTTAGTTGTGAGTAAGGAAGGTAAGGCAATAAATTCAATTAAACAACTATCATAAGAAAATATATTTAATTCTGATTCTGAAGGAACATACCCAGGGTTAAAGGTACCACCAATAGAGAATACCTTATTTAGATTGGCTACCCCTAAAAAATCACCAGACAATATTGCTTGAGTATCTGAAATAACTCTAGATATTTCAAAATTTCCTATCCTAACATTAGTTGTAGGTTCCCATAAAGTTACTGAATTTGGAAAATCGATATTTCCTCTAAGTACCTTAGTAAATTCTGTTCCTACTCCAGTCAATTCTCCATTTGCAGATAGAGATACCGTTCCTTTTTCTAGATTTGAAGAAATATATTTAATTCTAATGCCATAATTAATGCCATCAGCTGTTGGAATTTCTAAACCAGAAAATGCTTTTTGAGATATTACATTTAAAAGAGAATCCATGGCTATGGAATCTAAAACCATTTTTATTGTGCCAGGGGTATCTGATTGAATTAGGAAATTATTATCTGTAAGAGTTTTAAGGGGAATACCAAATGAACTCACTTCAAGTCCAAATAATTTTTTAAACCCATCTTCTCCTAAGAAAAACAGTAATTTTTGAAGTTCAACATCTCCTAGAAATAGTTGACTTACTAAGTTTATTTTACTCATTTTTTAAATATTTTACTTTTAATTCTAAATCATAAGATATGAGAAACTTTCTAATTATATACTCAAGTTTTGATAATACTCCATTCCTTTCTAAAAAGGACTTATTATTGTTTTTCAACCATAACTTCAATATTTTTGGTGGGGAGATAAATCCTTTTGTAAAAGGAGATTCTAACGGTCTCATTTTAATATCCCAAAAGTGAAGAACTTCAGCACTAGCTCCCCCTGTTGTAAAGATATTTAGGTTGATTTTCACAATATTGGCTCTTAAAATTAAATTATTCCCAAAACCAATATTTAACTTTTCTCTATAAGCTAAAATATCTTTATTGTAAATTATCACCCTAACAAAATAGTAATTATCTACTAAAGCCAAACTCCAATTTCTTAGAACATCATTAGTACCTAATCCTGTTACTGTGCTAAGTAACTGGAGGGGGGTACTATATATATCTTCACCAATTATCTGAATATTTAAGTTTGAAAAGGATAGTGTTTTTTTAACATAAAAAGATACTTCATAAGATAAAGAAGGGTCAATAATAATAGAATTACTAAAAATTCCAACTATATGGTTATTTAAGATATTAGATAGTTTTAAAATTTGCTTATCTTCATCCTCAATAATTTCAACAAGAGCATCAGTAATTTCTCCTCCATCTTCCTTAATTGGGTAAGCTTCAAGGTTAACAATATCTTTAGTCTTTTCAAAGACCTTAACATTTAATCCTGAACGAGAAATACCATTAAAATCTGGAGAACTTACGTCTAAAATCCATCCAGAATTGTAATTTGTTAAAATATTGTAGATAAATTCATCTGTTATCTCTCTATCTATTACTCTAGATAATTCACCTTCTTGAGTAAATATTTGTTCTGTCCCTCTTTTTTCTATTAAGGATTTAAAATTTTCTTTTAAGGAATTAAGCGTAATCAAATCTACTTCTTTTGAGCCAAAATATAAATTTCTTTGAATCAAGTATTCTTTTAATAATGCTTGTTGATTCGATAAATTGTTAAATTGTCTTCCCCCTTCAACTAATATTGAAAATATATTGCAAATTGTCCTATAAAGTGATTCATAGTCTTCCGTTCTTTCAATGTATTTAGGAACAATACCTTCATCCATTAATTTACTTAAAACATTTTCTGCCCAAATAGCTAATTGGGGTGCTTCTGGGTCTACCCAATTTTTTAATAATTCTGACATTTTTATTATTTTAAGGATTTACTTTTAATAATCCAGATCCATTCCACCACCGTACATCACTATGTATCCAGTCTACATTTATTTCAATACAAGTTATTCCTAAGCTCTGCCAATTTTGCTCTATGTAATTGCGTACATCATCAGCACCAACCCCAAATAGTTTATCACTTGCTCTTCCAAAAGAATGCTGGGAGGTTGGGGAGAAATAGGGGCTGTCTGAGGTTCTTAATCCACTCCAATTTCTATCTCCTCCACTCCACCAATTATTTATTGTTACAGACCCAAATTTATTTCTCAATAGTTGATCTGCTTTAATCAACCTTATATCCAAACTTCCAATTAAAATATGGGGGGCTTTCTCATATTTTAAATATAGGTTCTTTGGGATATATTCATCAAGAAATAAATTTGGGGTTAATGGGATTCTATTCATTTAAATTGCTGTCTTAGTAGGTTCAATGATTACCTTATATCCTTCCTTAGTTTCGGCTATAACCGTTTTCCCTGCAGCAACAGCTTCTTTTAAAGTATTTTGCTTTACGGTTCCATCATCAGCTATAGCCCCATCAAGTAATTTAAAGAATTGATTTGATGCTATTGATATCTCCGTTAACTCCTGGGTAATAATAGTTCCTTTACCAGCTATTTTCTTTATTATCTTAGTAACACCATTTTTAGAGAGAATACCAGAAATATACATAACTATAACCCAAATTCCACTATCCTTAGCGTTATCCCATATTTTTTTAAAGAATCCAACTTTGGGAACCTCTACTTGTGGGTTTGAAGGATTTTGGTTTGTAATAATTGTTGATATTTCTGGAAGAGGAATTGTTTGAGCTTGAACTTGGTAATTTGATGCTAGACTTAACATCAGTCCTAAAAATAAAATTAAGATTGAATTCTTCATGTTTAAGTTTTTTAATAAATTTATAGATAGCACTAATTGATATCTCAAATGGCTTTTTCATCTTTAAGAATTTCTGGATAGATATACGACGTTTTAACCATGATAAAAGCATCATTGTTAGTAACGTCAATATCAGAATTAAATGCCAAAGCCGTTACAATTTCTGCCGCAATTTGAGTTTTCATATTATCTCTTTCTGACTTAGTAAGCAAAGCCATTTCAACAGCAATGAGCTTTAATTGCTCATCAATATCTTCAACATTTATGATACTTTCCCATTTATGAAGTCCATTAAGTATCCCAGGCAAACTTGCTCGAAGAAATGTTTTAATATTATTATCTAACTCACCTGGAATAATAGAGGTTAAGAAATTAGCCCCCTCAGAATCAACGAATGTTTTAATACCATTAACAATTGTTATAGCAATTGGAATGATTGTTTTTAACTCTTTCTTTACACTTGTAAAGGTTTTAATAATCCACGTTTTGATTTTTAATAGTAGTTTCATGATTCTTTGTTTTTAAATGAATAATTTATAATAAAAATATTTTATTGCGCAAGACTTATGGGTAGCATTGAGATAAATAATCAATAACTCCACTTTGTAGATGTATGACATACATAGTTGACCCTCCAATTAAATAGTAACCAGTAGCTCCGTTTTGTACACATTCTAGCGTTGGATTCCACGTTTGTGCGCCAACTACTACATCATCTAATCGAAACGTCTGACCACTAACTGCGATAACGGTTCTATTTTTGTAATCAAAACAAGCTTGTTCTGCCGACGCTAATGAAGTTATGTACACGTTTCCACCCTCTACTGTATTTACTCTGGTAAAGAAAATAGCTTGCATTTGATTTAGGCTAGTTGTTGTAAATTGATAATCTGAACTATAGCCCGTTCCTGTGCTATTCGTTGCATACATTCGTAGATGATAAGTCGTACCGCAATCTAGGCCATTGATAATACTTGTGAAACTAGCTGTTCCGCTGCCGTCGGACGTATGGCTTCCCGAAACTGTTGGATTAGCAGACAACCCCCAACACGCCCCCTTTGCTGTTATTGCACTACCATTGTCAACCAAATCTATTCCATCTGCTGTTATACCATCTGATGTAATGTTATTTGACGAAACATTAATTGATATGGTAGGAACCGATCCAGAAAGGGCAGGAATAACATGGCTAGCTGTATTGCTTCCAGAATATCCGATAGGAACGTCATAAAAATTACAGTAGGCTGTGTATTGCGTTGCTAATTTTGAATAACCAGACACGATATCGCTTACTTGTTGTCCTTCGTTAAAAAGAATACCAATTGTTGTTGTTCCTGTATTATTGTCGTTCGTGATTACAAGTGGGAAGATTACATAACCTGATGCAGGTTGAGATAAAGTTATCGTCCACTGAACCGACACGTCTATTGATGTTTCTGCAAATAAAGAACTAGACAAAACAGCCTGTATGTTTGTATTTGTCGTGAATGACGTTATGGTGCTATACCCAGTTCCTACGCTATTGATTGCGTATGCTCTAATATAATACGTTGTGAGAGAATTTAATCCTGTTAATGATGCTGTTAAATTGCCTCCAAAAGAAGATCCTCCAATCGTAGTGTCTGATGTCGTTGGATTTGGGTTTGTAGTTGAATAACAAAACCCGACCCCTGTCAATGTAACCCCACCGTCTGATAATATTGTGGATTGAGCATCGGCAGATGAAAGCGTAATATTTGAAATGTTTATGCCTTGCAGTATTGGGATTGTTGCTATGACTGAACCAGTGGTAAAAGATAGTTCATTCCCATAAAAATAACCAGAAGATGTTAATACATACGATCTGACGTAGTATAACGTGGATGTATTTAATCCAGATACTCCGGCAGAGAAATTACCCAGTCCACCCGAACCTACACTCACAGAGACGAAGGCATTGTCTATTGTTGGATTATTGAATGTAGACACACAAAAACCACGATCTAAAATGCTTGATCCTCCATCTGATAATACCGATCCGTCAAATGATGCTGTCGTTGATCCAACTGCCGATACCCTAACTGTGGCTACCACTGCTGCTGACGATGTATATGTAAGTACTGATATTTCATTACTATATGCCGTACATGTAGCGTTAGTAGCATAAGCCCTAACGTAATAAGTTGTATTTGCCTGAAGTGGAGTAGCTATTGAAACGTAGTAATTGCTATTAACTCCATCTGAATTATGGTCGTTGCTTAACGTTGGATTTGGCGAAGTACTCCAACACAATCCCTTTTCAATTATATCACTACCACCATCCGTAACCCAAGAAACTCGTATCCACAAATAATCAACTCCAATGGCATCTAGTGATATTATGTTTTGAGGACACTCCTTTACCATTTCTAAATATTGATGAACTGTTCTGGGCTGTATTGACGTTATACTTGTTATTGGATAGTCAGAATTTACGACATTAACATTGTCATATGTCTTACCAAGTATGGAATTTGACGAAGAACTAAATTTTGAGGCAACTAAAGAATAATCATTATAGTATTCTCCAATATAACAAGTGAATGGATATGCCGAAGCCCAATCTATTGAATTTTCTGAAGCTAGCGTACTCCAAGTGTTATTGCCGTCAACCTCAGTAATTAACGAGGCGTAGGCTTTACTAAATAGCTGAAAATTATTATTAATATTAGTTGAATTGTCAACTGGCGCATATGCAGCCGAATAATGCACCCCGTCTGTCGATGTAAGTATGATTGGTCTATACGGAGATGTTCCATACTTTCCAGAGGCAATAACCCTGTCTCCATTCCATGATATTTTAGTAATTTGAATTGTTGGATAAGACAAGAGCTGATCCTGAACATCGTTTGTTAACCAATTAATGCCATCGTTAGAATACATTATCTCACTATTTGCGTTCAGATATGAAATATATCTATCTCCTACTGATATTATATTTTCGACGGTGTAATCAGACGTTATTTCATCAGACATCCAATTTATTCCGTCAAGCGACTGATATAAGTAATTACCAAGCCCACTTAAACCAACTGCCATCCATTTTTCATTATAGGCATCCCATGTAATATCGGTTAGATTCGATGCGGATTCATAATCATTAATCCAATTAATCCCATCAATTGAATACATTAAATATCCTGAATACATTACAGCCATCCACATTTTACCATTCCATGCTATTTTTCTTGCGTCTACGCCAAATATCGACTTGTCATATCCAACGAACCAATTTAACCCATTGTATGAATATCTAATAGATCCATCAGCAGTTCCACTAGTAGCATTCCATTTAACTGTATTATCTGATGGCCTATTCAACCAAAATATGCTTTTCTGTGCTGATGCTGAAAATGTAATCAGTATCAATAATATCAGTAATTTACTGCGCATAGTTTCCATAAGTTATAAGTAAATAAGATCCAACTCTGTGATATGAAATAGTTGTTTTTCGAGTGGCGAGTGAGTTTATGTTTGCAGCCACTGGTTTGTTTGCCACATTATCACCATCTGGATCGGGGTATGAAGAGGTAAGTCCAGAGTGAATGACGTTGTTTATTCCATACCCTCCGGTTGAATTTTGAATCACATAAATATCACCATATCCTCCATCCGGCATATTAGTAAATGTCAAACTAGTAATATCTCCGGTCATTGTCAACACAATATTTGACCCTAATTCGTAATCAACGTTTAAGTTCGCTGTGCTTGTTAGAGTTTGCGATCCATTACCCCCAACTGATCCTCTGGATAGAGTTCCATCAGCCAATACGTTTAATGGACTTGTTCCTGTGCCTGAAAGATTTGATAACAAAAAACTCCCACTGGATCTATTTATTTCCAATACACGATCAATATAGCTTCCATCATCTGCATATCTATATATCTTTAAATTAGAGCCACTATTTGATCCAGACTCAGCTCCGTCATACCCTAGCACGAATCTATTTAGACCATTTTTCTTGAATATATTATAATTGCCATTAATTATAATATTTGAATTTGTTGAGATATCACTATCCATCCAAATGTTTCCAGTCTGAGCCGATACCGGAGAAACCTGAACGTAGTTTGCCGATCCGCTTACAGGTGCAAATTCAACCGTATACGGCCTAATTGCGCCATTCTTGTATTGGTATATCGGATGATACTGCATTAATCGCATTGCAGTCGTGCTGTAAGCATATCCCAATAAAATATACACAAACCCGTCATCGGTTGTTGGCAGTGTTTGAGTCAACCAGCTTGTAACGGATGTATTGTCTAGTTTAAAGTTTCCATTTACCAAAACAGTTCCTTTGAGATAAACCGGAAGCTGACTTGTTATGGTCGCTACGTTGGTCGTATAGGTCATGTTTGCTAAGGGAAACTCAGAATAAACATTTGTCGTTATTCCATTTAAGGCTACGTCGGTGGTTGCGTTATAGTAAAGGATTGGACTATTTAAGGTTAATTCTGTAGTCAATACTGTCTTTGTAGTTCCTGTTCCTGTTTCTAACGTTAATGGGTAGAATTTACCATCAGCCCCCTGCATTACTATTTTGTAGTCATAGATAGCTAATCCTGCCGTTATGGTATTGTTCCAATAAGTTCTATCATAGGTATCCGTATCCGTGGTTCGTTGGCTTCCCATCATCTGAAAGTAAGTACCGTCGTAGTAAAGCAATATCACCGATCCGGCAGCAAGTGTAGTGAAAACAGTTGTTGTATTTACGTTATTCATCCGTATATTCTTAGCTCCTGTTGAGTTAATATTCAACGTCATTGCTGCGGCACTGTTTCCTGCCGTTAGGGTAAGAGCAATGACATCACCTGTAGCTAAAGTATAATCTGCTATTGTCGCTGTTTTAGCTGCTGTACCAATGGCAGTTGCGGTTGTTGCCACGGCTATTGCCTTTTCCTTTAAGGCTAAGGCATCAAACACGGCATTTTGGCTTGGTGCTGTTGTGGTTACCGCATCATTTATCGCATCCACAACCTTACTATCAGCATAGGTTTTAAGTAAATTAACAGTTGGGTATTTTGTTGTTGAAGTATTAACAGTGACGTTCTCTTTATTTGATACATTTTCTTTTTCATTATCAAGTTCAATAAAAGCTGATTGTGCGTCAATAGATGATATATTTCCAATAGGAGTCACCACCACATTAGAAGCTAATACAGTTCCACTTGCAGTTAGGGTTGTTGCAACTATTTTTAATTTCCTTAAATCCTCAATAACTCTTAATGCTGAATATTTAGAACCAGCAGCATAATTACTTTTGTATTCAAAAGTTAGTTTATATAGTAATCGGATTTCATTATCACGAAGGGTTGGGTAGACAGCTTGTAAATTTTCCCACGTAGAAGATTGTGCTGCAGAAATTGTAGTATATTCTGATATCGCTGATACAACCTTAATTGCTTCCCCTCTTCTTGGGTCTTGAAGTGAATATATGAAATATACAAAAAATGATAAGTTTGATACATCAGTCCTGACTCCTAATTGAGTTATATACTGGGGAATATTTGTTGTAGGATTAAATGCAAAAGGGAATCTCGTTGCTGGTAACTTATCTAGTAATCCACTTGAATCATTTATCCTACACATAAATTGACCGGAATTGGTAGCATTTAATGTGGCATTGGATAGGATACCTAAGTCCTGAGTGAATTTAGTGGGTCCACTTGATATATTTGATACCTCATAAGTTAAATTATCATCAATAAATTTTGCAGAGGTTAATGAAATTACCGCATTTCTCCCATCAGCATTAGGTGATCCAGTTGGTAATAAATTTGATACAATATCCGCACCATTAAGATGCTTCGTCCCTTCGTTATGTTTCCATAAGTGGTCTGATGCTGGAATATCGTTTGTGTGATATTCCACAGATTCAATCACATCTCTCGCCGAACCAGTAAGAGTAGCATTCCAATATAACCTAAATACAGTAGCTATGGTGCTAAATTCAGACCATTGGGTTTGTGTTGCAATTGGGTTGCCGTTACTATCAAAATAGAAGTACCAGATTCCAGTTGAGTTTGTAAATGTAAAAGTTACTGGCGCAGTTTTTTCATGCTTAACTATTATCCCATTCCCATCAGTAAAAAACCTAATTGGATTCGCACTCGATATTGTTTCTCCATTTTTTATTGTGGCAATAGTTAGAGTCAGTGCGGTGGTATTTATTACAATATCATTTTCCGTTATGGGGCATTTTTGACATATTCCTGGATTCTGTATTCCTTTTAATTCTAATTCGTTAGTGATTGAATTTATTACGTATTGTCCAGCCTTATTTAGATCTATAAATATATCTCCATTTGTGGAATCTATTTTACCATAAGTACCAATAACTACCTCTTTTGCTGGATATTCTGGTTTTAAAAAAGTATATAGTCCAGAAGTCCCCAAATATACTGGATTTTGAGATGTTCCGCCAATAGTATTTAGTTCATGAACTATACCTGTTTTCGTTGCAAG